CTGATTGAATTTTAATCAGCCCGGCGTACTTCGGAAACCAAACATCGTTTAGATTATCCCCGTTCGGGGTGAATGACACCGGAAAATTAATCACAGCGCAATACTGAGCGTTCAAATAAACTGTTCGATCAGCTACACATCCAAACGAATCAACGGCAGATATTTTTACCGGGGTTATTCCCGTGTCAGTTATATCCACCGAAATAATTGAATCCTGATAATTAACCCCGTTTACCTGCCAGTAAATCGTTGAGCTTGGGTACTGTGCTTGCAAATTCACGCGTGATAAATCCCAGCATAATTCAACAGGGAAAACCTGAGATAAACCAATGGAATAACCCGCAATTAAAACGGTCAAAAATATACCCCTGAGTAACCGGATCATATCCGGTAAAAATAAAACAAAAAATCCGGCCTATTGAGCCGGATTCCTTGCGCTAAATTCAAAATAACAACAACAACTGTTATGAAGAGGGTGCGAAGATATGAATTATTCAACTAAAGGCAAATATTCGCTCTCCGGTGTAAGAATCTCCCAAATAACAATATTCATGTGGAATTTTAAGGCATGTTTGCTCGTTGCGCCATCGGTACTTATGCGGCCGCTTTAATAGGTTTGCGTGAGCATCGGATGAAATCTCAACTGCCTTAAACTCGACAATTTCGCAATTCGTTACGGCAAACGCGACTGGCGCATCTACCAAAACAAAAACAAAGTTATCAATATCGTTTCTGACAATTTCAATAACGTCAACCTGTGAGCCTAAGTTGCATTGGCTGACAATTTCGGTTAACGGTCGCTCTTTTTCTGGTTGGCCAACATCAGCAGCGAAACTGACGCCTGTTGCTATTGACAGCGCAAAAAGCAACAAAATGAATTTTGGTATTCGCATATCGCAATATTACAAATTAATTACACACTGAATCAATTCACCGTAATTACTCCATTAGGCGCATCCCTGGAACCTACAACTACGGCAACGCTGCCGGAGCATCCGCCGGAAACAACGGAGTAAGTTACCGTTTGCGCTATATCAGGTGAGCAGACCTGAGTTATTGTAGCACCGGATCCGTTTGTCCACACGCCTCCGGATGGGGCAACATTCACACCTGATAATTGCGTGCATGATCCGTTTAAACATACAATTGGAATATCTGCCGTCGGAGGTGCAGGAACAATAACCTCGATACACGTTGTAATTGTGGTGTCGCAATTCCCGTCCGTTACTGTATAACTTACAGTGTACTGACCGGGTGTGCTTCCAACGCTGGCGAATGTGATTACGGGCGTCCCCTGGCCGGTAAACGGCAATGTTGAATTCCATGTGATTGTATGCTGCGGCACGGTAAACGCCAGTCCAGTGGACTGATCTATGGCCGTGGCCGTTGCGGATTCATTCTGGCACTTCACCGTGCATTGCGCGGCCAGGTTTGCTGTAAACAAGGCGAATAACATCGCCAGTAATCTGATTTTTGTTTTCATTGGTTGTTTGGTTTTTATTGGTTTGTCTTGCGCGGTATTTCCGCTGTTTAAAATTCGTGGATACCGCTGTTTGTATCAGTTTATCAAAATTCCAGGTCTTAAACCTCCGCTTACAGTTACCACCTGATCCCGGCTATTGTCATAACAGGTACATTGCCTGGTTAATCGTATGCTGTGAGTTCCGCTGCCAAGAAACGCTGTGGCGGAACTTCCCGCAGCAGATCCACCGGGCCATGACCATGACCAGGTGCAATTATCTGGCGATGCGCAGTTATCTGGAATTACCGGAGCGGTCAACTGCACCCATCCGCAGCCAAATGGCGAGGCGGTAAACGGCGGCGGATCAGTGCGGGTTACTGAGGCATTAAACGTGGGCGTTCCAAGCCCTGAATTTCTGCCAGCCGTGGGTATGCACATATTGCAATATCCGCAGCCCACACCGTAAACATTCGGGTTTGCGATGTATGACAGTCCCGTAGTTGAATTCCTTGGTATGTATAGCCTGCCATCCATTCCCGGCTGAATGCTGCCCATAAACGGGCCTGCGCTGTAAACTACATACCTGGACGCTGTGATCTGGGCCCTGGTTCCCGCGCACAAATCAAACTGGGTTAAAACACCTGGGTTTGTCGCCCCAAATATTTTAGTGCCGTCCGGGGAAAACGAGCACCCGTAAACTCCAGTTTCGTTTGAAACAGTCCAACCCGCAGAAACAACGCCTGTTGAATTGTTAAAATCATGGAGCTCAAGTTTGTTAATCCCTGATGAAACATACCCGTAATTGGCCGTGAGAATTTTATCCCCTATCGGCGAAACCTGCAACTGCCCGTATTTAGACTGAGCCACCCCATTTATTACACTTCCGGAATTACTCACTACCGGACCAGTAACACCGGATGATGTCAGTAAGAACGCCCGGAACCCGTTTGAATTCCAGTCGTGGGTAATAACCCACTGATCTATGCCGTTACAGTGCGGCGTTGCTGCCAGTTTTTCGCATGACGGAGTGTGCAGCGGTGAATTTTTAACAGTTACAGACCCCATGCCCAGGCTGCCAAACATATCAACAACGGAGTAACATATACCGTTTAGGCCTACGTCTGCATCGGCGGTGAATATGTAATAAATATTCGTGTTTCCTGGCTGTTTAACAATTATGGCCGATTGCGTTGAGCTGGCGTGTCCAAACAAACCAGTGCCGTTTGTCATAATTACATGATTGCGATTCCACACGCGCACCCCATCCGTGTAGAATAACAACGCCCCAGCAGCGGTGCTGATCGTGGCACACCCCTCCGTTGTGGATAAATCTCCGTTTGTCAGAGCCGTTGGCCCTGGCCATGAAATCCCGGCGCGATTACCGAAATACCAGTGCGATGATTCTCCCTGGGCTGCACACCGCGAAACCAGAGCCATGAATGCTACAAATAAAATCATCACAATTACAGCCCACGGGAAACGTGGGGGTTCGGGATACGAAAATCGCTGATAATTCATTCCCTTAGAATTTTAATATTCCGGATAAAAACCTTAGCGGAATCACCGCAGTTTGTGAACGCACGAGCGTTTATCTCCCTGGGGCCATACCTCCACAGTGGTATGCCGAATAATTTACGCTGCTGCGATTTTTTCCCCTCATAAATGATTGCATCCACGGTCAGGTTAATCCAGCGGGAAACCAGCGCATACGATGAATCGGCGGGATACCATATATTACCGCCCATGCACGAATCGTTGAACAAGATTTTACGGCCAGCGATAATTGTAGTTCCGGGTGTGATGCTGTCGGTCCAGTATTCCTTCACGTTTTCACGCTCCCAGATAACCTGAGCTCGCAGGTCTTGAATTATCCGGTTGAGTTTTATTTCCCGGTTTCTGTTTGCGCGTTTCAAACTGTCAATTCTGGATGAGAAAATCTGTTCATACTGCTGTTTTGTCAGAATTTGAGTGAGCGCGAACCCGTTTTGTAAATTTCGATTCTCCAACAGCAACGAATTGTAATTATTCTCATGCCTGTAAGATTCAGCGCGCAACTTACGAGCTGATTTCACGCCCCATCTGACTGCGTACACCAGCGAAAAACTGAGCAGAATTATAGCCAGAATCAGGTAAACCGATCGGCTGAATGTGAGGTTGTATTTCCAGATTTTCATAGCGTGTTATTTATAAGTCCAGTCAGCTGCCGCGTGAATCTCCCACGGCTGACGAAATTTCACAACCACGGCGGTGCCGTTTCTGGTATGCTGAGAAACAGACGCGTTCCCCTCGGTAATTAACAGCGCGCCGGACTGCCTGCCGGTAATTATTCCAATGTGAGCGATGCGTTTTTTTGACGTAAAATAAAAACCTACTTCAGTTCCAATTTTCAGACTGTCCGGGTTGCCCCCCTTGCGCCAATAAACGCGCTTGGATGGAAACCATGCTGGAGAATAAGCCGATGACATTCCCGGCGTTGGATACCCGGTTAAATAATGCACCTCGTGGCAGGTTACAGCGCACCAGTAAATCGGGCATTTCAGCCCGATGCGCGAAGCCCACAGTTTTATTTCAGGTGAACAGTTTTCGTGCGTTTCAACTACACCCACGAATTTTAACGCCTGAATGGATATGCTGTCATATCGGTTCAGTATCGGAGTGTTTACAGATGAATCTGTAAACGTTGTATCTGCAACGCCCTCAGTGTCGTTTACTACCCGATTTTTACAGCCAGAACTGAGAAAAATACAGACAGCCAGACAGTATAGAATATTACGAATCTCCATAGTCGTTTTGGTTGAGAATCAGAAATTACCCAGTCGTGGTGCATGGGTGTTTTGTCGCCTGCCTTATAATAGTACCACTGCCAGAGTGTTGACCGGAAATTAAACCGGATAAAACCGAAAGCGGCCATGCTGGCGAATATCGTTTTAGCCAGCGCGTAACCCCATCCCATGAAAAACCCGCCGGATACCTCCGGAGTGGTAATGTCATAGAAATAACGAAGCGCTACAAGCCCGAAATAAATCAGGATAATTGTCAGCGGCATCGCCCATAGGTCAGACCACTTGTCGATAAAATGTCTGTGTGATTGTTTGAGTTTCATATCTGATGGGTTTGTGGTGTGGTGTGTGGTTTGAGGTGATATATGATTTACGGGTTTAATTTTTATGAAAATTCCCTGCGCGTTTTTCGTCCGCTTCCCACATACGTTTTTTGTGCTGATGCTCCTTGTAAGTGGAAAAAAAACGATATGAAACAAATGCCACGGTAATCAGCGCGGTTAAAAACGACATGAGCATGTTTATCTCAGGTAAATGTTTGAAGTAAAATCCAAACCAAACAGACAGCCAGGTTCCAATAAACCCGATTGTTCCGGTAATGAATTTATCAGCCAGTGAATGGTGATCAAGGAAATCGTTAATCTGATGCCAAATGTTCATGGTTAGGTTGAGGGTTGATATATGTGGTTATGTTGGTTACGGATATATTCTAATTTCGATGTTAAACTTTGGATAGTCAACAGAACCTCCCGAATCTGATTTAGGGATTACAGTCAGCGTACCAGACGTAGCCTCGATGCTAATAAAACAAGATGGATTGAATAGCGGGGAAAAGAAAAACACGGTTTTGTCGAGGTCAAAATTCGTTGCGGGGGTACATGAAAAATTTCCACCGGATGAATATGACCAATTAAATGTATTCGCAGTATTATTCTGCAAATCAATAACACCAACTTCGTCGCCATCAAGACCGTTTATTATTGCTACATACTTTAAATATCCGTCCACGGTAATATTTCCATCGTCTTCGGCATAAACTCCGTTTACAGAAATCGGAATTACTCTATTTGAATTTTCGCTCGGGGTTGTGTTAGGTAAGTCGAAATTAACAGACGTAGCCATCAGCCTGTTAAGAATCATCCCTTGCACATTATCCCGATTGTGGAGAGATACATAAGATTCATTTTCAGAATCAATTTCACCAATTCCAATTGCCGCGATAGCGCCGGATAAATCCTGCTGGGATGTTACAGATACTTTTTCTTCGTCAGATACTACTGTTATGCTGTTGGTGGTCTCATTTCCCTGGCTTGTAACTTCTTGTAAATTAGGCGTGGAACTTCCGCTTGCAGGTATCCTTATAACCGGATACCACGCCGTGAAATCAGCGGAATATCTGAGTAAATACAGCGATGGGGGAATATCTGACCCTGAGCCGCCGACAAACGCTCCAAGAATCGAAAATGCGCCAGTAACCTGTTTGTTTACCAGAACTTGCAAATACGCGCCGTCCTGCGGGTTCGCGTATCCGGTAATGGTTAATCCGGTCAGACCTGGCCCGCCTGTATCAATCAACAAAAAGTGGTTTGGGCTGGCATCGGCAGAAACCGCTACCGTCGGCGCGCCGGAGACGGCTTCGGATTGAAACGATGTTTGAACGCCTCCCGGACGCGGCGACCACGAATTGGTATATTTGTCGTACTGATACCAATTTCCCTCTGACTGAACAAACGTTTCAAATCCATCAGGCACAAATTCAAACGCCGTGGATAGCGCGGCAACGTCCGCCACAGTCATACGACCGTCAATAAACTGTTCGGTTGAAACGGCAAAATTTGCCGAAATTTTTATATCTCCTGGGTTCATGGTCTGTGTTTTTGTCGGTTAATCTGACACGCGTGGGGCTACGAAAATATCAACGGGTAATTAACCTGAGTGGTGTTATTATTTGATGCCAAAATATTCATTAATTCCGTTGTAATTCCATCAGCCAGCGTAAACGTCGCCTGAGACAATGTGAATGAATCAATGATTTCAAAATTATTCGGGTCTTTTACGGATGTAATTGAACCCTGCGATGCCGGCCATGCGTAATAAAACCGCTGATTTGTCGGTGAGAAATTCGCCGTTAATCCCTTGGAAGTTTTTACCTGTTTTGTTAGCGCCTTAATTTGCGCCTCATTTAAACCCGCAGCGCCAACTCCGTAATATGCGGGAGCGGCAAATACCAGCGTGCGCGAAACAGAAACTACTATCTCATTGTCATCGCTGTCAGTGTAGGTGAACCTGAGCGTTGAGGTGCGCCCACCTTCGGAGGTGGCAAATGTGATACTTACCGATTCAGCGTATGCAATGTTATTCACAACAAAATCCTGAACGTCAACGCCGTTTCTAAGTAATTCCCGATCAGCGATAATATTTCCATTGGCCGTGATCGTTCCGGTGTGCTGAATTTCTGTTACTGTTGTTCCTTTTTCGGCCAGTGATGGAGAGATCGAATACGCCAATGTGGAGGCCACGGCGGGATACAACAGCTTATCCAGCGCGTCCTGAATTGAACCGTCAAACGTGGTACCCTGAACGGCACCGCCGACCGAAATCTGCATCGGAGTTTCGCGGACGTAATTACCGACCGACCCGGCGATTTTTGTTCCTGGAATTCTTACTGACGTTCCGTTTTGAACGGTTTCAAATTCTTCATTTCCGGTGGCCGGTCCTTCAAATTCCGGCAGCATTGGTATGGTACTATCTGGCATGGTGTGAGTTTTTTAAAACTGATTTTTAAATTCCATTTTCGCCCTGTGTTTATCGCGTGTATAACCTGCGGCTGCCGTCCATCAGCAGCCTGTAAAATCCATCTTCAGTAATTCTGAAATCTCCTTCCGGAAACGGGAAGTTAGGTCCTGAATAATTGTCATCGCCCAGGATTTTACCCTTGGCAGCATCCCAGATAAACTGATACAGATAATTATTCTGATTTGACGGTTCACGAATTCCAATTGCGATATTTAACCAGTCATCTGAAATGATCGTCACAGCCACTGTAACGATTGCAAACGACTGCATGAACTGCAAATCTGCTTTTATTGCGTTTTCAATTAAAATACGCCCCTGCGATGTGATGGGGGTATTAATTAAGGTGCGCTCAGTGATGCTGTTTAGCTGCGTTGGCAAATCAAACAGGAACGAATTACCCCACCAGTCAAACCGCTGTTCATCCGTTGCGCCTACCTGCTCAGTGGTCTGTTCAACGTTTCCGCCAAACATTCCAATGTATGGCATATTTTCAAAACTCTGAACAGATTCCAAGTCATTACCACGGATCATAATATCCCCGCCGTTTCCGGTTTCGTATATTTTTATGTCCAAGGTGTCCACTGGGTGAAATATAGATTAAAATTCAATTGTTTCAGGAGGCACTGGCATATATTCAATCAACGGCGCTTCTTTGAGCCATTCAATGTTCGATTGACTTACTTCTTCAATGCTTATAACCCAATTACCGTTTGCGTCCTGAATGGGGTTGAAATAGCTGTCGGGTGCGTATTGCTGACCTGTTAATAGCTCGGCCTGTTCTGGTGTGAGTTGGTGTACCTGTGTCATACGTTCCTGCCTAATGCGAGTTGTAATGCGTTTACTGCTGTTGTTAAATTCAGCGCGTCCGTGTCAGTCATTGCAACGCCCGTAATGAACGCAAACGATAGTTCATAAACTGTGAATAACTGAGCTGCGCCGGATAAATTACGCGCCCCAAAATAGAAGTTAAAATTCGGCATTGTTGCGGACGAGGCTGCTGTATTTGACCCCAACGAAACCCCATCCCGATAGGCTTCTCTGAAATTTGTTGCTGTCGACCGAATCATCATAAACCGCGTTGTTGGTGAAGGGGTGTAGTTAATAACAGGCGCAGCGGTTGTGCCTATTAAAAATTGGCCTCCGCTTACAAAATGCGTTGAAAAATTACTCCCATTAGTGCACCCATAAGCCTGAGTGCCTGCGGTTGATTCCGTTCGCGAATAAATACCGAAGCAATGACGAGTAATTGCAGCGTTAACCGACGGATTAAAGAATGTATTTGCGAACGCATTCACACCATTCGGCGTTGCACCGGTAGCAGCGTGTGTCCAACCGCCGGAAAATGTAAGCCTGAACGCCGCGTTTGTATCAGCCGGATTTTTCAGGTTGAACTTATGTGTTGTGGCCGTGCCGCCAACCATTGGATAAATAGCATCCAAAACATTCCACAAACCGTTTGCTTTCAAATAAGCCACAAAATCACAAATCGCCCTGTCAATAGCCGGATCGGTTATTCCGGTAGCGGCCATGAACGCCTGAACGTCTGCATCCTGGCAGATCGTTGGTGCGCGGAATAGGTTTACTTTGCGGCTCATGGGTAGGTTCCAGATAATTTAATCACTCCAACTGCATCCGGAATTATCCTGAGCGTATCGGTGGCAACCAATGTAAACGGTAGTGTGTCCGGCGATCCATTTACCTCATACGTTGCTGATGCCATGCCCCCGGAAAACGCCGCAGTGGTGTAAGTTCCTGCGGTGTCCGAATCAATAGTAATAGTGTAATCCAATGTCGCGCCTGTATCGAATTGAACCCGGGTAACTAAATCCTTAATCGGATCGGGAATTTCCCAAACACCACCGTTTAACGAACCTACCAGCGTTCCGTTTTCGTACATGACCGGAATATTTACCAGCCCGTCCGATTTAACCGATGCAACCAGAACTGAATTTAATTCTACCGATCCGTCCGGAGCAATGAAATCCTGAGCACCCCCAGACGGTACATTGCCGCCTCCGATAATCGTACCGGCTGAATCTTTTAAAACCACTACTGCATCCGGCGCCGCAAATTCAGCAGAATCCCCCGAAGGAACCCCGCCAGAATCAACAACGGTTCCGGATGAATTTTTCACAATCGCTGTTCCGTCTGGCGCGGTAAATTCTTCGGTTTTTCCCGAAGGAACTGGACCGGAAACAACAGTGTCCCCGTTTGAGTTTTTAACGTCTGCAATTCCATCCGGAGCGTTCAGCGTCAACGATCCGCCGGAACGAACAACCCCGGAGGCTACCTGAGTGTTTTCTGAATTCCTGACAGAAATAGACCCATCCGGCGCGGTGAACTCCTGCGAACCATCTGACGGGATCGTGCCGCCACCCACAACATTGCCTGCGGTGTCCTTAACCACAGCCGTTGCGTCCGGAGCAAGAATGTCCTGAGAATCTCCTGCAGGAATCGAAGTTGTGGAAATTACATCATCATCGCTGTTTTTCAGCACAGCCGTTGCCGGCAAACATATTACCGGACAAACTTCAGTTACAAACGGAGTTTCTGGATCATACGGCACGGAAACTTCATTTCCCTGTCCGTCAATAATTATCTGATCCGCCAGCGGGAACGGATTGTCAGAATTCTGATTGATCGTATAAATTACCTTGTCATCAGAGTTTAACAGCGGAACCGAAAACGGAGGTCCGGGCGGTACCGGAATCGGCAAGCCGTTTCTGATCCATTGGTACCCCTTATTTGTCAACCCCATTCGGGCGTATGTATCAGTGCCGCTTACAATTGGAGCGGTTAACTGTTCAACTGTTTCAAGTGCCTTAACCTGAAATATTATCCGCCCCGCCTGAACCAGCGTTGTGTCTGAATCCGAACTGATATATTTTTTCGGATCAAACATTACAATTTTCGCACTGCGCCGGTTTTTTATAATTCCGGACAGCGCGGGAAAATCCAATGTTTTATACTGCGATGCGTTCAGAATAGCCCTTACTTTGCCCAGGATCATCTGAACGATCACAGCGGCCTGAGTGTCGGCTGTTTCTGAATCAGTGGCCACCCCGCGACATAAACAATCAACAGCGAATGAATACAACCCGTCTGCATCGTTCACATCTTCATTGTCGTAATCCCCTTCCAGAAACGAAACGTTAATTACAGCCGGATTCATCTCCTGAAATACGTCAAACGGCGTTGTGCGCTCCATCCAAACCTGAACGTCCAGATTTGCATCGTAACTCAGCACAAACTGCTGTTCCAGTTCTTCGCCTATAATATGCGTAATTCGGTTTCTAATCAGTTCAAACGACTGAGGGGGTATAACGCCAACGATCTTACTCATGAGTGCGGAGGTGTTGGTTTATAATCAACCAAAAGGCATACAATTACACCCACGGTTTCATCAGGAAACTGCTGATCTATCTTATACGATTTCGTTACCCCCGTTGAATCCTTCACGTATATAATGTGGCCTTTGAGCGCGACCTCCCCGGCGGCGTTTCTGACAGGGTAGTATTCAGCGATTAATTCGCGTTCAGGAATCGCAATGTGAGCATTTCGTGAGTTTACCAGTGCGCCGGATTCAAAATCAACCCGAAACCAGTGTTTTGTATGCGTTCCGGTAAACGTTGCTGTTTCGCTCGTTGCCGGATTTACAATAGTTATTTCCACTCCGAAATCCCGGCGTGAACTCACTATTTTGTTCCAGTCGGAACGCGCAAAATCAAGTAATCCCATCGTTTTTATTTTTACGAAAAACGGCGGAAATTACTCCGCCGCCCTCCGTTTAACATAATCTCCCAAAAAATCAGTCAAACGATCTTCAAATCAGGTTAGATGTTTGAGCCACCCACAGATCGTACAGCGATTGTTTAGGCTGTAACTGATCGAATTCAACGCCCAGATTTTTCAGTTCAGCGATCAGTTCTTTTTTTGTGATCTGATCAATGGTTTTTATTGGCGCGGGTGCAGCGGCCTGATTAATTATTTCGTTGACCAGGTTCTCCGGAGTTCCTGTGTCGCTCCCCGGAGCTTCGCCCGCAGGTGATTCCGTAGCTTCCGGAGCAGTTTCTGAAACTCCACCAGGAATCATGTTGTCCAGTGCGGCGTTTGTTTCTGCATCCGTTTCGCCGTCACCAGAATTCAAATCAGCAGCCAGTTCTTCCAAAAAACCCTGTTTAACCAACAGTTCAGCGTTCCCTGGCGGAAAGTGTTTCTCCTTCACAATGTCGCCGGATGTGAACACTTTCCCGTTCACCCCGCCAACGTACAACGATATGACTTTAAACTGCTTCATGGTTTGGGATTTTTTTGATTCAAATTCGCTGATTTCGCCGCTCAAATTACGCAGCAACAACCCTGACAGTATATATCTGGTCAACGGCCACCGGGATCGCAATACCAGCGGACTTAACATCCATGATATGCGCGGTCTTACGCTGATCAGTGTACTGATTCAGAATGTACTGGCCGGTAGCGGCTGCAATACCTCCGTCATTCATCAGACGTGGAACAGCGCCAAACCCAAGGCGGAATTTTGTAATTTGAGGAATGAAAATACACAGGCCTGGAGTTAGGTAAGGGGTGGCAACACCCTGAGCATTGTCGTAATACTCCGGATAAGTCCAGATGTCAAACGTGTACGCTCCGGCTGAATAACGACCCTGGTAAACGCCGCCAACAGAATTACGCTGAGGCTCTACGATATTATCCAGGTGGAAATTGCGGATCCACGCACGTGTCTGCATCAGCGGGTTTGCCACGAACGCAGAAAACGCGTTCTCAGCCATGATCACATTGTATGTTCCACCCTGCACCTTTCCAACGGTACGCAGGAACGTGGCTGCGTTTTGGAAAATCACAGCAGGGTCAACGGTGTTTACCGTCCAGTAAGTACCGCCGCCGCCGTCAACCATAGAGGCTGATTTGCGCTGAAAGTTGATACTGGTTGCAGACTCCAGGGTAACGATACCCGAAGTAAGCACATCCCAGCACTGTTTTTCATAAGCCCGTTCAATTTTATTTCGCACCAAATCAACGTTGTCGGCCACCTGCATGGTGTACTCCTCGAACATTCCGGCATCAATCTCCGTAGCACTCCACAGAGTGTTATAGAGGTCGAGCTGGGTCATGTCGAAATACTCATGATAAAACGGAGGCTGGATGATCGTTTCAGTTGATTTTGAAATCGAATTCCGGTTCCCGTCCGCACCACGAATAACGTCAACGGCAATTTTCTCAGTTCCGCGTTGAACTTCAATTGAAAGGTTCAACGAGTTTGAAACTTTTGACGGGAAGAAAGACCTCCCGAATGACATAACCTGCGGACGTTCTTTGTAAACGTCAACTAAGAACTTGGTAAATAGTCCTTGCGCTTCTCTGGTGGTAATTTTCATGGTAATTTATATTCGGTGAGGTGAGTGGTTGAATTGTGGTGTGGTGATGAATTACAGGTTGCAGAATTTACTATTCTGAGTTTCGGTGATTATGGAATCTGGTTGTCGTACTCAGTCAACTCCTCGGAGGCAACCAGTTTAATGCCTACGGTATCTGAACCGACCCGGTCAAACAGTCTGCGACCTGAAATCACAGAATCCCAGGTTGTTCCTGTTTGCAGGATAACTTTATCCTGAACTACATCGCCGGAAACGCACAGTGTAAGTCTTACGGTTTCGCCTTCAGGAACTACCGAGTCCTGGAACAAAATTCCAACAGGAAACTGAGAGCCGTCAGCTGCATCATATTCCAATGGAGCCAGTAATCCGGTTGCTGAAATCCGGCCAAATAACGTACCGGCAGGATACTCCACATCATCGTATGTTGGGTTGTTGATCTCATACTGCTCCGTGCGGTTATCCCACACGAATATTTTTGAGGTGTCCTGATTAAATTTTGCGAAATTATTTTGGTTTGGCATGGCCGGTGAATTTTAAAATGGTTTCTGGTGTGTAAATTACCTGGGTAATACTCTGATTATTCTGGTTACTACTCAACGATATTAACAAGTTTGTTGTCGTCAGCCTTACCGGTTATTCCTGCTTTGGCCTTAGCCTCAGCCAGAAAATCAGCTGTATTTTTTTCGGCTGCTAACTGCTCGGCGGTTTTTCCTTCACCGGTTCCAGGCGCGGCTGGTTTTGACGGGTCTGTTGGCAGCGAACCAAGCGCGTTGGACTGAACGCCTTTTAATAGCAATTCGTTTTGAAGGGTTTGGCTCATGGCCTCTCCTGAAACGATTCCTTTTTTCACCGCTTCCGGATCAACGGATAAAAACACCATAAACGCACCTACGCGGTCGCGTTCGGCCTTAACGGCATTTTCTGAAACTGTCTTGAACAAATCTGGATGATTCGCTTTAAATTCTTCGATTGTCATGGCTTTACGTGGTGTTGGTGTTGGTGGTTGAGAAACGGGTTTAACCTCAGCAACGGCACCGGTATATAACGCGGCCAGTCCAAGCTGAGAGCAGTACGAATTTATCTGTGTGGCAAGTGGAGCGGTAATGTCAACGATTTCATCAACCAATCCGATTTCCCGCGCCTCTGAGGCTGTTAATTCAACGTCAATTTGTGGCTGTTCAATATCGAAAATTCGATCCATTGTAACGCCCTTCATACGCTCAAATCTTGCAACGTCAATTTTACTTTCCATCGCAGCGCGTAAATCAGCGTTGATTTTCCTGAGTGATTCTTTGCGAGCCTCGGTAAACTCTGACGGATTTCCTTCAATCCAGCTACCGTAAGCGGCCCTGTGAGCCATAAAACCGGAAACATTCAAACAGGAAACTTTTTTCGCCATACAACAAGCAAAAAATCCGGATGATTTTGCGCGTCCGTCAACTTTGATAAGTTTGACTTTGCACTCCTTCATTTTGGCAACCATCCCATACATATCTTCGGGGTTGCCTCCATCGGTATTCATGCGAACGACTATGTCGCTATTTTTGTTGGCTTCAAGGGCTTCGATGAAGCCCGCAGCCGAATAGCTGTACATACTGCCATATAGGAGAATCTCCTTCATTGGCGGTAAAATTCCAATGAATTATTTCCGGCTGAAAAAAAATTCCATTTTACGCGGAAAAATTATAAGTTTGCCACTATGGCAAAACGCGAAATCAGAATCCAGGGAGTGCCTGACGGCCTCCATAAGAAACTCAACAACATTCGTAAAAACCTGGGGGTTTCAATGAGTTCGATGGCCAAGACCGTTTTATTCGATTACGCGGAAAAACAGCCGGAAAGACTTACAAGGGAATATAAGGAGTAATATGCTGACGCTGGCCCCTGATCATCCGGATTAAATCACTCTTCTTCTTCCTTTTCAGGCTTCTCCTGATGCGCACCAGGTAATGGTGCAGGTTTAATACCCAACGATTCAGATAATTTTAACTCTCTGGCAAACTGCTCAATATTCGCATCCCCATCACCTGAATTTAATGCCTCGGCGGCTTCCTCCACGGTGGTGAGCGGTATGGCTGATCCCATTGTTCCAAGTTTCATTCGTTCAGCAGTTACTTCCTTCAATGGGTCAATGTGTGGCACATTATCCCCAACAAACCTACACTGAGTGTATGCCTGAATTACATCTTCGTTACCGTCAATAAACGCCTGAGAGTACCCTGGCGCGGTAATTTTCCCGGCAAACACCTGTGTAAACATCCAAAAATCATATATGATGCCGTAAAACTGCTTTTCAAAATCATTACGCTCTACTTTTAAAGTGTGCTCCCAGTCCTTCAACGCTGCCCTGGACGATGAATAACTGTTCTCATATTTGGAAAATGCTACATCCGGAGGTATCCCCAACGCGCCACAGACTACATCTATATTTGCCTCGTAAAAATCCTTGAAAAACATTTCGTTTTTCACATCCAGCGCGTTGATCTTCGCGCCAACAGGCATGTTAAACGTCTGCTTATTTACCGATGCAATTACTTTCTTTGCCAGTTCATCGCCCTCAATTGTCTGAGGTAGCTTACCGTCTGTGTTCCCAAACGTGTTTTGCCCTCCACGGGCGGCATCTGCAAGCTGTTGCAATAACGGATTTTCCCCGTCTGAATCTTTGGTGTGCTCAATAAAATAAGGAATTTTCGCCCGCTCCTCAGCCGACCCTACGGCAGCCTCCTTATACCTATCTAATTTTGCCAGGGTTTCCAGAATTACAGAAATCAGCGGGATACCCCGAACATCACCAGGGCGGTGAGTTTTTCCCTTAACCAAAAACGCTACCTGGTGGCCGGTTTTACTTCGGGCCTCGATGCGTTCATATTTCAAATTGCGCTGCATCACATGATACGCCACAACACGGCCTTCAGGAGTAACCTCCACGCCTGATCTCATTTCGTTTCCATTGTCGAGTAGCGTAGGATAATTCCCAACGGATGAAATCGGCGAAGCCACCAGTCCGCCGTCAATAATTTGAACTTCCGGACGCTTCGACTTACGGTTATATCGCAAAATTACCAGAACATCCCCTCCGATTTTTGCAGCCTTAAAAACCTCCCGCGCAAGCGTATGAATGTCATACATCTTCGACACGGATGAATTTTTGTTGCAGGCATATAGCCGGAAACGATGCTCCACGTTTTTTGAAAACGTGGCCGCGTCAATCTCTATGCCTTCATCGCGCAAAATGTCAACGTCCGGAATGGATTGCAATTTCAAGCCGGAACCAATTACCCATGTTGTAAAACGTCCGATGATTGTTTGAGTAATTTCCGATTCAGTATATGACTGCCATGAACGCGCCCGCAGTGCGGGGTAATTCATCCAGTAATTACGGATCGGGCCTATTTCTCCCAGGTTTTTTTCTCCGTCAAATGGCAACGCAAACGAATCTCCAAACTGAACATAATTACCTACACGTTCAGCCTTAACCTCATCAATTGCTTGCTGAAATTTCTCAGACGGAACGCCTCCGAAAAATTCAATAATCCGGCCTGTAAATCCGATTTTCGGAACAGGTTTGTTGCCGCTGATGTCCTTCATATTGTTCCGGTGAAATTTCGACCGTCAACCAAGCGGAAATGCCGGCCAGTTCTACGGTTTACAAGTAAATTCCTGACCTTATATAACGCCTCGATGGAAGCCTGAATGCTCTCAATATTTCGGTACTTCGCTCTGATTTTCGTTTGCCCGTCATCAAGGGAGTATTCATCAATGTACTGTTTTTCGATGATCTCAGTGTCAGCGCACAATAAAATCAGCGCGTCAATTGCGCGGTCTATGGCTGCGATCCGATCCCTTACAGTGGTAAAGGATTCAATGTACTTCCGCGTGGAGGTAAAATAGATACCGTCTATGGCACTCACAAACGCAAAGTAAAACAAAAAAATCAACAAGTAAATTAAAATAATTGTATGTTTGGAATCCCAAAACATAAACATGCTCCCAAAAATCGCTGTTTTAATTCCGGATCGCGGCGACCGTCCTGAATTTACAGATCACTGCCTATGGATGATGAAAAGGCAGAACCTAAAACCCGTTGAAATAATCCACGTAACATATCCGCCGGAAAGTAACCTGCGGGATATTACTCAGAGGTACCGGATCGGATACGAATCAGTTACGGATCCATCCATTGATTTTATAGCGTTCATCGAAAACGATGATTTTTACCACCAGGATTACCTCAGATTCATGAGCCTGGAATTTGAGGCGGCGGGCCGTCCCGACCTGATGGGAACCCAGCATTCAACATATTACCACATAGGGCTACTCAGGTACGCTCAGTTAACACACTACACGCGATCCACGGCCATGAATACGATCATCCGGCCGGCGCTTAAAATAAACTGGCCTGCAGATCATGAGCCGTACACCGACATGCACCTGTGGATGAATGTTCCAGGAATCAAAAAACACCTGTTCACAGCCCCCGCGTTTTTATCGATGGGGATTAAACACGGCACCGGGTTATGTGGAGGCGGTTCACATGTTGACCGGTTTCATAAATACAAACATGATGATTCTGACATGAATTTTTTGCGCGGGATCGTTGACCAAGAATCGTTTGAATTTTACCAGCGGATTCACAGTAAGATAAAACAAAGTTTTCAGGGGATGGATTTTAATGGGTTATAAATATTACTGAGCAGGTTATAATCACGGAATTACGGAACATCACGAACATGAAATACTTCAGAGTAAACACACATTCCATAACCGGACGGTTTGGAAAAACATTCAAATCAGGTGAAATAGTATCGGAATTAAATTTTCAGCCCGGAATCACACCGGGATTAATTAACCAGGGGTTACTAATTGAAACCATGCAGGACGGCAAACCTGTAAAAACGCCGTTTGCCACATCGCAGATAGTGAAGATAGCCGGGAGTAAACAACGACCAGCACCATCGGCACCAGTCGAATTATCAACGGAAACATCCCCGCAAGTGGTTGACAGTTGTAACGTGGAATTTGGATATGAACTACTAAGCGCGCTGCCATACGCGTACTCATTATTTTTGAAGGGAAAACTACTTGGTACCGTTTCCGCCGTTGACACTGAGCCGTTTTATTTTTTCTCACCTCAGCATGGAATCAACCCTGACCCGCGCGGATGGGATAATATGCGCCGCGCCTGGGCTGCGAAAATTCCAAACATTCACATTCACCGTCCGTCGTTGGACTGGGACAATTTCGCGCCTCCACCGCTGCGGGATCATTACCGCAATGAGGTTTTTAAATGGGATAAACCAACGTTATGTATATGTAACCGGATAAACGTTGAGTGGGGCAAGGGAGTGATTAATTACTTCGATATTCCAACGCTGCGCAAGCTGTTTAAAACGCTGTCGAAAAAATATAAAATCATATACTTTAACATTCATGGCAGACCTGAGTTCTACGATGGAGTTACCCCGGAAGAAATCAACGATTTTGATTTGTGCCGGGAAATGGGGGTTACAACCATTCATGATTTATATAACGAATGGCAGAGTAAATCCAGTTTACCACACCACGCCGTAAAATATTCCTTCAACACCGTTCAACTCATGGTTATGGCGAATTGCCGCGCGTTTATAACCATGAACGGAGGTTATTCAATACTCGCATCTTACATGGGCGGCGTGAATATAATCTATTCCAAGGAATGCCGGGAAATAACCCCACATGTGAATTCGTTTTACAGGTGGTACCACCGCTTGGGCGGAAGTCGGATAATTCACACTGACACATATTCAGGACTGTTCAGCCAGGTAAACACCCACCTTGTAAAACAACTACCAACACTGAACGTGCTGATCCGCACCCACAACAGGCCTAATTACTTCGCGGAGTGCATGCGGTCTATTCTCTCACAGGATTATCCAAACATCCGCGTAATCGTAGGCTACCATACAGACGAGGCTGATTTATACACAACAAAATATCCGGTTACTCCGGTAAGGTATCAACCGGCATCCAAGAAAATACCTAAACACATAAACCGGTATGAATACGGACAGGGATTTCCGTCAAACGAATACCTGAATAATCTGGTTGCTGAGGTTTCCGATGGGTACATCTTACTGATGGATGACGATGACGCGTTTACCGGATCAGACGCGGCAAGTAAGATCATGCAAAAAATAATCGGTGGAAAATCCCTGGTTATGTGGCGAATTTTCGCAATGGGCCGGATAATACCATCAGATGCAACTTGGAAACAATCTCCTGTTCCCAAGGATATTTCAGGCATATCATTCTGTTTCCCTGTTTCCGCCGTGCGGAAATACAAATTTGAACCGTACAGGCTGGCTGATTACAGGTTGGCGAAATATCTCACACAACGATTAAATCCGGCGTACATCGATGAACAATTTACGTGCATGCAGTCAGGTGGATGTAACATGGGTCGGGGTAATGATATTCAGGCTGGTGTGGCCGCGGTGTAGTTTAATTCGTTTTAACGTTCTGAATTTTCGCCGCTGCTACCGTGGCCGTGGACGGTATGGCCGGAACTGAGTTTGGTATCGGTGTGGGTGGAACCGGCGGACCGGGAGCTGCAGACGCGTGAACGTGTGCGTTAAACGCGGCCACCACCTTGTTAAAATCATCCCTGAGCTGATTAAACGATTTTTCCAACTCTGAAAACCGGACCATATTATCCCCATCGCCATTGATTTCAATATCCCCACCGGAGCGCAGGTAAATCACTGATTTTTCATTCCCGTTCGCATCGGTGCTGAACAAACGTTTTCCGCCAACCTCAGCCAGCGATTTCACATTCAGATACCCGACAATTACCTGTTTGCCCATTTCCGAGGTGGTCGCGTACACAGCCACCATATCCTTGGTTGGGTTGCTGTCATCTCCGAACGGCGAAACCTGAACCGCCGTTTGAACATCATCCCGACCAAACCGCAGGATTTTTACAACGATCCGACCCATTCGATCTGTGGCAGTGGAGATTACTTTGGATAAAACATTCATACACCGGTTCAGATTACGTTCATGCGAATATATTACGAATCCTGCTTTCAGAATCATAAACCTGCGGCAACACGCAGTTTAACACTGCAGTTTTTCCGTTCTCAGAATCATCAGTAAACACAACTCCTTCGATAAAAAACAGTTCTAAATTCGGCAATCCGATTTCAGCATTTCGCACGGTGATCAACTGACCTGGCCGCCACAATCTCCCATCCCAATTAACCCATGAGTTTACGTTTATATCGAGCGTTACAGCACGTAATTCATCCTGTAACGCTGATCTGGCAGCGGTGGCCGTGTCGTTATCGTTGCCAGAACTCTGGGTATACACAGCTGGCCTGAATATCGGCACATACGGGTTTTTAACAGTTGATTGCCCGGCGTTTCCACCGTCTGAATCAGCCTGTTTTACAACCGTAATCTCAGAGTGCATGCCTTTGCCATTAAACCTGAGCGTGTAATTTGTCGCCGGTGGTCCGCCGGTAAAACTGAACTTGTTATTATTCACCGCTGAAAACTTCGTAATCAGCAAATTGCCGGATGAATCGTGCGATAAAACCAGGTTACGCTGCGAGGCTAACTTGGATAGATACCCCTTAATTGTATCTCCGATCTCAGCTGTGGTAGATTCAATCACACGCGATGCAGCAGCGTTGGCCTGTGGATCAACGGAAACGCGAATATTAAACGGCTTGGTTAATCTCTGAGCTATTTGAATCAGAGACAACCCGTCTGTTTGCAGTGGATACAACGAAACGGGTATCTGGCAATCTTCCAAAACTCCAGTGGTCGAATACCCCGAAATTGAACTCATTGTTTTTACCAATGAATCAGCCAGCCCGTTGTTTAAAATCGTTCCGGTAATCATGCGCTCACCGTTATACGTAACGGTGCATTCAGCGTACTTGCTGATTTTATTCAGCGCTCTGAGGTTTTCAATCTTATCATCCCGGCGATATTCAAACGAAAACGTGGAGGCTATGGTATCATACCTCAGTTCAACGGTGGCGACATCGAAATCCGTTATTTCCTTGCGATCGACTTTTAAAATTATCTCCATGCTACTGAATCTCCACGTTCAACTACTGAATGTAATAAACCAACTCACGGCCATGCCTGAGCAGCAGAATCTCAGACAGCCCAATGTTATTTGAGGTTCTGAACAATTCCAGTTCAGAATCTGTTAATCCCAGCCCGTAAAACCTGTGAGCCTGCACAATCAAATTGGAATCATATTCCAAAAATATACGCCGCTCCTGCCTGGCTCCAAGTGCAATGTTAAACAGGTTGCTGATCGTATAATCAATGATTGTAATTACCGAATTGATAAACGGATAATCCGGCACATACGAATCAGTATCCCCTCCGTTTGGCGTTTGAATTGAATCCAACACTCCGATAAATGTGTTTTCAACAATAATCAGTTCATTAATTACATCAACAACCTGAACCACATTCACATAATCGGTTGATAGCGGCAGTGCAGTTGCCACACACATTGATGAAATCACAGACCCGGCATTGAACTCAAACAGTGGTTTCCCTTCTGGGTTATTTATTTTACCGACTCCGGAAAACAACTGCTCCAGTTGCTGCTTGAAAATATCCAAACGATTTTTAACCGATATCTCCAGATACGCCGGATACCCAAGCAACTGCTGAATTGAGCGAAGTGCAGCCAGCGGATCATTTGTGGCGTTTAAAATTGCAGCGTTTGCCTGATTAAACAGGTTGGCGTATTCCTCCTGCTGAAACTGCGGGGCACCGGAATTTTCACCAGCAGAATACATCTCAGAGTATTTGGCGCGCATGGAGTCATCCGGCGTTTCAAATACATACGTAAACGTTGGCTGCCCAGTTGTATCAACATCGTTTTTCAACCCTTGAATAAAATCAGGCGGATCGTCACTTAAAATTAAACTGGACTGTTCAATGGTTTCGATCAGCGTTCCGGTAACACGTGAGTTATTCAGCGTGGTATTGTCGAATGTCAGCGATACAGGTTGAACGGTTATCCGTCCATACATCGGATGCTCCACTACCCAGGGCCTGGAGTCTTTGGCTGATGTTTCAAAACTGCGGGCCGTGTCCAGGTGATCCAAACCCTGAAAAACTATGTCCATCGCATATTTCGCGCCCTTTGGCCTGCGCCGATCTACGAAGGTGCCGTCTGTTCCGGGGAAGTTAAACTCAGTGATATTAAACTCAACCTCCTTGGTAACTGAACTGGCAGGCCACAATGGAGTGTACCTGTTTCCATCACCGCAAACGATGATGAATTGTTGGTTTATCTGTTCCTGCCAGCTCATTTGCGATAAAAATAACGATCAATCTGTTTCTGCGCCTCTTTCAGATAAATATGAGAAATGCTGTCTGCGGATTCGGCGGAGGCCTTACCCATAAATCCGGTACCGGAAACCTTAACGGTCCTGTTTTTACTGAACGAATACAGTTTCGTTTTTTTGATCCGCCCCTTTTCAATCGAATCAATGCGATAAATCGCGCCTGATCTTCCGGATGTCGATAAAACCATACCGCCAACGCCAACGTGTAAAGCGGTTTTGAAAAACCGATCAGCCCAGTTTTTACCTGGTGCATCACTGACGCTCTTTAAATTCCGGAGTTTTTCAATCCTGAAATTTGCCCTAACGTTTTTCTTAACGGATTTTGAAACCCTGGCCTCCTGCTGAGGTATGAAACTTTTCCCGCCGATGGTACCGCCATATTCCTGCTGCTGCAAATCATCAACGGCGTAATTATCAGAGCCTCGCAGTGCATGCTCGGTAAACCCAACAACCGATCTCATTGAATCTATATCCTTTCCTTTGGCAAATTCAACGCGGGAATTTGCCTTGAAAAACGTCTTGGTGCGCTGAACAAATTCAGACTTCGCCTGATGGGGCATTGTCCGCTGCTTTACGTCCAGCGCGGCCTTGCTGAGAGTTTCGCGCACCGCGTTGGGCAGTGCGGACTTCCCCAGCTTGTCAAGTTTGTTTGAAAACTTAACAACAGCATCGCTATTAACGTCCAGCAGTGGCACGTTACAGAACGTATTCCAGCACTATGTAGCCGCGATTAATAACCGCGTTGGAAAATGCAGGATCATCAAAGAATCCGCTCCCTTCCCGCACCACAGCCATGCCTCCTGAATCACTTATTGCAAGGGCTGCGGCGGGGCCGCTATACACCCCAACTATCCCGGATGAAATACCAACGATGCCGTTTGGATATAAAACTCCAGAATCTGATTTAATCAAAAAACTGGCAGCTCTTATTTTTGAGGCAGTAATACCTAATGAACCAAGAGGTATTACCGTTGACCTGCCATTGGTCTGCATATCCCAGCCTCCAATCTCAATAGTTTTCTTCAACGTCCCTCCCTGCAACGCTACAAGGGCCTCGAAATACTGGAAGCCTGAATACTCGCTGTCTGGCAGGTTGTTAAATGGAATTCCCGCCTCGTCCATGATTTTGGCGAAAAACTGGTGAAAATCCGCATAAACAAGTTTGTTTACAGGAGTTCCTGAGTTATCCCCTGGATTGTCGCGGATGTTTCCGTATGGATAATCTGAGCTTGGGGGATCTGTGTTTGGTTTTGCAACGATGCTGTATGCCATGGTTTCGAGTGTTTATGTGAGTGTCTGAATGTTTTATGTGAGTGTATAAGCGGTTTATGTGAGTGGTTTATTCTGGTGAAATTCCAATGTTAAACTTACGCGTAATTTATGAACAAAAATCCGCAGCTTTGGACTGGTTTCAACTTCAGTAACAACTGCCGGAATTCATTTTTTCGCGCCAGCGGAACCGTGGCGAACGAACCCAGCGGGTTGCCGCCAACAAAAAACGTGGAGCGCATGGTTAACCCTGGGTTGAAATACGCGTCAAACGATTCTTCAATGTAATTCACAATTTTATTGGTGTAAACAAACTGATTATGCTGGAAATCACCATGCTGCATGTTCCCGTGCTGCGGGGATTTAAACAGGCTGGAAAACACCGTGTACGCGTCCCCGTGCTGGGTACTTCCGTGCTGAAAATCCCCGTGCTGTCCAAAATTACCCGAGAGAACGTCTTCGGGCCTGAGCGCATAATAACCGCCATATCCGTCCGGGAACAGGTTCTCATAAACAAACACGTTAAACCCTGCATTCTGCAACTGCCCCTGAATATACAGGTAGTGCTGGCGGGCCTTAATCGTTCCCGGATGATTCATTTTACGAAGAATCGCCAGCTTACGATCGGCCAGGGAAACGGACGGGTTTGTAATCAGCCCCAGCCTGCGCTCCCAATCAGTCGCATCAGAGGCGGTGAATTTATCATTATCCGGTAAGATACTCCAGAGTATCGCCGTTGCATCCGAAAACGCCTTAGCCTCTGAAACAGCCAGACATTTATGCAGCCGTTCAAACCAAGAGCCGGCAAACAGTTTAAACCCACGCGAACGCGGGTACAACTGCTTTGTGAGCGTTACTATTTTATCCCTGAGCTCAGACAAATGTGATCGAATTTAAGTAGGGTATATCCCCGTTTTTAAACACATAACTCCCCAACTGAGGCACTCCGTCAACGGCAAAATCCAAGCTGTCATAAACGCTCTGGGGCACGGCCACCTGAACGAAGTAAGACAGCCGTGGAACTGACAGCACATCATTTTTATTCGCCAACACGTTGGCCGATGCAACAAACGGGCGAACCTTAGCTAAATCGGATTTCAGGGATTCAAAAATAAATGCCTGTATAGCTGGTGTTAATCCCTGGTAATTTGTGATTTCAATGTCAACATTTCGCACTGTGATGGGCAGATAATTTACAATCATTCCAAGCGGTCGGCGTCCCCTGTCTGTCAAAGGCTTACTGGTATCCGGATCGAAATTTACCACGGCTTCCACAGCGGCCAACATAGCAGTTCCAGGGGTGCCTTTTCCGTCTATTGAGTCGGGCAGCATGGCCTCCACATACAGATTAACCTCTGAGGTGGCTCCTGATTTCGCATACGGGTAAACCTCATTCACCCCTTGCGCGTCAGCAGCCCAAATTATGTAATCAGACCCGGCCCCGCCTTGGGGTTCTAACTGATACGCCTCTATGGCTTTTTCCCGGTATTCTTCTATGGTTTCAGCGGCCAACGGGGCCACAGTTTCAGTTAAAACAGTTACCTCTGAATCAACCAACGCAATCGGAGCCGTGGCCGTTAATTTATCCCCAACCTGCAGTTTACTTCCAGAGCCTGCCTCCAACGCCCTAACCGTAATAGTGCCGGTCGGCCCTGGCATGGTGTACGGAGCATCCAACTGGTAAATTTTACCAGGATTCAGAGCCGTATCGTTGGATTTAAACGTGAGAGGTATCCCGATAACTGCGCCAGCCTGACCTGTTACAGTAACAGAATACTGGCCAGCCACCGCCGGAAACGGAGGGCGACCTAATTTTACAATTCCAAACCGCTCCAGGGTACCGCCCATGCTGGCAGGATCCGCTGTGTCAACAAATATATTTTTCTGCAACAGCCCTATGGCTTTATAATACAGCCACAATTTGCCCGCCTGAACCATTGCCAGCACCCTAAGCAGCGAACGTCCAAAAATCGGGATGCGAATGTTTAATCCGGATTCCAGGTCTGCCTTAACGCCCTGATATAATTCATTGAGTGTGGGTAGTGAGATCATGGTTTCCAGAATGGGCCTGTGGTGCGGGTTGTTTGAACTGAAACATTCGGCGCGTTGGTTGCCGCTCCGGCTTGTAAACCAGGTGCCAGCCCAACGTTTAAGTTTACGTTTTGGGGTGCGTTTTTAGTAGAACCGCCAGCAGCGGCCTGGGCGTTGGCGGCGTTCAAATTCAACGCCTTGCGTTCATCGGCTTCGATTTGCGGTTTCAAAATTGCCTGACGGCGGTTTAGTTCGTTAATATCAGACACATTGCCGGCAATACCAAAACCTAACTGAGATTTCATAGACTCCCACAACGCAGCAACAATATTCTGCGAGGCTGCGTCCCGCGCCTCAGCCAATTCCAACAACAACCGCTGTTTTTTAATTTCGTCTTCGCGAAATATCTCAGCACGAGCCTCCGCACGGGCCTTTTCTTCAATGGTGGCAATCAACGATTTTTGAGCCTTATTAAGATCATCAATTGCGCCTCGTTCCAGATTATACTGTCGAATTATTCCAGGCTGAATTTCTTCGATTCTGGACAGTGCGTTTTTATAATCCTCAGACCCTTTTGCAGCATATTTCAACACCCGAAACAGCTTATCAATCTCGATTCGCTGATCTACTGTTTTATCAATTACCGAACTCTGAATTTCAGAGGCCAGCTGTTCAGCCGTTGATTTTTTCGTTATCGCCTTCACCAGCACATACGTAACGGCAGCAACGGCGGCGATTCCCAAAACCAACGGGTTTAACGTTCCGAGCATTAACTCATTAACCACCTTCCAATGCCACATCGCAGTTCTTACAGCACGCAATACAACAGTCAGCGCCATGCCCGCCTTCCCAAACACTCCCACAACCAGCGCCCCGGCTGATATGGCCAACGACAGCGCGCCAACGGCGGCAGCGGTCAACGCCAAAGTTTTAATCAAAACAGGGTTTCGTTTCGCCCAATCAGACACGCTCTGAATTATCGGGGAAACAACCAGTACCATTTTTTCCAATGCAGGCAACAGCGACTCTCCTACTATTATCGCAAGCGCCTGGAAATTATTTTTCAGCCTGGCAATTTTCGCAGCAGCAGTGCTATTTTTCGTGTTATATTCGTTCAACAGCGATGTTCCTTTTACAAACTCATCCGCCGCGATGCCCTGAAATTCTGCCAACTGTTCAGTGGCCGTGGACAACGCTCCTACAACTTTAATTGAACCGGTGTCCCCTATTTTCAACGATTTTAACAGCGGACCAATGGCAGCAGCGTCCAGACCTTTCAGCGATGAGGCAAATTTTGTCAGAAACTCTTCCGGCTTTGTATTCAACAACGCCTTAGCCTCCACCGCACTGATTTTCATTTGCTTGGAAAACGCGCCTAAATTCTGCGAGGCCGTAAGCAGAATATCACCAATGCCCCTGGCGCCAATTTCCGAAGTTATACCGGCTTTATTCAGCACAGCACCAAGTGCAGCGGTCGCCTGTATGGACGGTTTAATTGCATCTGGCAACTGTCCGACACGGGCAATAAAATCAGTCAATTCCGGCACGTTTACACCCTTGGCAGACAACGCGTTTATGGCTGATCCGGAACGGGTAATCGCATCGGCAATATCCAACGAACGGGTTTCTTTAAACAAATTTCGCAAAACAGCAATCGAGCGAGCCGCCTCTTCAACACCGCCCGAAAAATCAGACCCCAAAGCCACGTTGAATTTATTTACCGAATCGGTGAATTTCAGCAGGTTTTCAGCCCCGGTAACGCCCATCTGACCGCCGATTTCAGCTATTTTTTGAAGTTCTTCAATTGTGGTACGGGTTCCGGTTCCTATTTTTAAAACACCCTTTCCAAAACCTTCAAGCGACGCTCCAGCCAACCCCGTTGTTTTGGCAACATCTGCCATGCGATCCTCGAATTTTATAGCCTCGTTCCCAACCAACGCAAGCGGGGCCATGATCGCAGCCCCTGTAACGGCTGACCTGCGGGATAAATCAAATGCTGAATTAGATATTTTCCTGAACCTGCGTTCGGCCCTATCCAGTGATGCGTCTGAAATCTGGCCAAATTTCAGCATTGACGCCGACATCTTAGCCACCGGAGCGGACAGCTTGTCCACGGCAGTGAAAATTGTCGGTATCTTTAACTGTTTAGTAGCCATGTTTCCAGCGCATTTACTTACTCTGCTTGTAATTTATCAACCTCTGATTTAATGTGATCGTACCAATATTCCAACCCTTGAAAATCAATACAGTCAACATACAAACCTCCTATTACGTCCGGCGTCCAGTTCAATGACAGCGCAACTGATTTAATCATGCTGTCCAAACCGGAAGCCGCTATATGAAAAAAATCACAACGTTGTTACACATTCTTAAATCCGTGGTATCCAGCATTCCGATAACCCCAGATGACTGACCGGACAGCGCGCACAAAATGGCCTTCAAGCGACCGTCGGCATTCCCGGCAGCGATCTTCATTTTCTCCAACCTATCAGAAATTTCGCGAGCCTGAATCCGTGGCTTTAACGACAATTTTGAAATCTCAGGCCCCACACCAGAATCAACAGGCCAGTTCAGATCAATTTCGATGTGAAAATTTTCTTCGTTAATTCTTACAGTTCCTTCCATCACGCCCGAAATCAGGCTTTTAATGTGGTCTTTAAAATCTTCGCGATCCGCCGCGCTGATACGTTTGTAATCCAGCCACTTGTTTACTTCGGCTGTGGCTACACTTTCTGATACTCTTTCCATTTTATTGGGGTTTATGGTTTAAAAAAACACCCGCAAAACTTGCGGTCCTGCGGGTGCGAGAATTCACTTTAAAATTAACTTACAAAACGCGCAATCTTCCGCCACCGGAAACCTTCAATGTAATCTGTGAGGTGTTCCCGTTTCCTTGCAAATCTCCAACAGGCTTACCGTTTCCGGCGTAAACAACTCCGTTGATATTTGTAAACGTCCAATCAGCCGTTTGCGGCGATGCAGCCAGGGCAGACAACCTCTCCAGTGTTCTGGCGTCCATATCCCACGACAGCGCGACCTCAAACGACCAGCGAATACGCGTCAACTGATCCATCATATTACCGCCGCCGTCAATCATCTGCGCATCATCCGCAGCACGAATACCGCCTAAGTCGTAGGTGGAATCTTCGCCGGCCTTCGGGAAAATCGTACCACTGCCTAATGTAGCGTGGTTGAACGTGATTTCTACTATGTCGCCTCCCTTTGGCATAACTTACAATTTAAACGGTTCCAAAATTAAATCCGGCAGTCGCCGTGGTGGATGCGATACGGGTAAACCCTGATCGCTTGTATGAAAATTCAGTTTCAAGCCTGTCCGGGTTTGTGGTGGAAATATTCACCCTCAAACTGGCCTGCATAAAATCAGCCTGAACGGTTAAACCGCGCAAAACCAGATCAACAGCGTAATTACTTAAAATTCCTTTCCAGTTTTTCGGCTTAACAACGCGTTCAGCAGAAACAGTATCATCATCCGCTGCAATGGCATGATCCACCACGTTGGTGTTTTCCAGCAAATAATAGCCAAATCGGATGTTGAAATCAATCATCAAATTACGGCAATATCTGAACTGGGGCGGAACCTCTCCCGCCGGATGATATGTTGTGACAAAATCAGTAACACGGTAACGTCCGGCGAGCAATTCCACGCAGGAATTTCCTTTCTTAACATACGCGTCCCTGTTATCGTAACTGGACATTGTGCCAATATCCGTAGGCGTTGGCATATCAGGGTAATACAGCCCTGAAACATCCAAGTGCGGGGTGTCCTGCGAAACGCGGGCAAACAGCGCAGTCATATTCGCTGAGGCTTCCAGCGGCAATCCCTTAGACAGCGGAGCCGGAGCGACCGCGAGTGTAACCTGCTCGTTTCTGGCATCGGTAAACGATGCGTTATTGTCAGCCACAGAGCCGGAAACAGCTATAAACGGCTTGAAAACAATACCAGCATAACGTCCGGTAGGATTCTGCGATGGAATACCATTGAACTGTTCAAGTTCACCGATAACATTCGCATTCATGCCGTATCCGTTACAAACGATAGTATTCCATTCGTTCTGAAATTTACCAAGCGATGTTGTTACAGCAGGAGTTCCTGACCCGGATGATGTTGACGAAATCGCGTATGTGATCCCTAAATCATCACCGTTGGTATCAACAAACAGCGTCAATGCTTCGGCGGTTAACCCCTTCCATTTCGAGGTAAGTTCAGCCACGTAATCCGTGGAATCAGCGGTAACAGGACATCCAAGGACGTTGTTTATCGCGTTTTCAATTTTCTGAGTAATTTCGTTGGAGGTGTCGCCCTGAACGATATTAATGTCGTAACTGCCGCCGTCCAACGAATACCTACCACCGATAACAATGGTATGAGTTCCGTTTGCCGTGGCTGTTCCGGTTGGTGTAATTTCGTAAATTTTCGCAGTGGCTCCGTCTGGCTCTTCCTGCGGATAAACAACCGTAGGAATGCCACCAACGCCGCCGCCGGAAAATGGTCTTAAAATTCGCATCATCAGGTAAATCGGAGAGCCGAAACCGTACAGCTCACCCGCTTGTTGTGCGGATGTTACCTCAACCGGATCGGTGCTCAGAGAAATCTGATTTGCAGTGTTGGCCTCGCCGATAACAGCGATACGCTGAGGCAGGTTAGGACTTGAAGTTGAAAAATCTCCCTTTGCCAGCTTATAACCGACAATCTTCGCAATCCTTTCGGAGCCTACCGCGTTTGATGCCATTGTATTGAATTATTACAACGGCCAAAACTATTTTAAGAAAAATTCGATTTAAAAATTATTCCTTTTTTTAAGGAATAATTCACAGCTCAGTGTCATTATATCTCCCCATTAACCAACCTGACGTAATCCACCCACGTGGGATGAGGTATTTTCCTAATGCGGCAAACTTCATACGCCAAAATGTCCCTTAACGCCATGTTATAAATCCGAACGTCCCAGAAGTGATTTTGTAGCGATGATTTTTTCTTTACCCATTTGTATTTTAAATCCAGTTTATCGTTGGGATCCTGCTCCAAAATCCTATGTTCAGCCTCAAAATGAGCAAAATAACGCGGATATGAGTATTTTCCGTCCGATTGCTGGGGGTAATTCATAAAACCCACAGGCTGATCATCGTCCTGAGCCGGATCCCAAGTCAACTGCATTAAATCCGCCAGCTGATCCTTCACTTTGTTAACCTCCACCAGGTACAGCTTATTACGGCTCACAGCCGGACGAAATACAGCGGTTTCCTTGTTAATCCTGGTATATTTAAACACATCCTTACCTTTTAGCCCCACACACCAAAAATCTTTCACCGAATCAATGAAATCGAATGCGTTTTTCTCAAAAAAACCGGTGTCTATGCCAACAATCATAGGTTTCATCTTAGTTCCGGTGTCTTTTTCGTACGCCTTTGTCGCAATTTGCCGCAAAACAGGCCAAACTGAACGGCTCGATCTGAGGTTATAACTCCATCTTATACGGTCCTGTTTGTGTTTTATAGAATTTTCCTTCGGAATAAAGGTGCCAATTGATCCCTGATCAATGGAGTACGGCGTTCCTGATTCACTCCATGCCACCAATTCCCAATCCAAACGAACATCATCACCGCCCTTATCATCTTCCACACCTCCCAAATCGCAGGCTAATGTGAGCGCAATTATCTTACCGTTGCCGTCCTTAATGGATAATTTCTCAGGAATAGTGCCAATTGGATATTCTCGGTGGTTATTCCTGAGCAGGTTTGCGTTTACCTCCTTGGATTTTTCTTCATAAGTCAATCCCAGCACCAGGTTTGTGAATGTGTGTAATTTTTTGGTGTTTATCTGCCCGTTGGGAGGGCATGCCTTTAGGTACTGGTAAACATACTTTGTCCATCCAAACATTCCTGGGGCGGCATACAGCGAGCTGATTTGATATGAAACATATCCGGGCGCAAACGGGTCCGCCGTTGGAACCCACAGTCCATTGTAATTTAACTCATACTTATTTTTTTCATCGAAAAAACCGGAGCACAACTGGCAGATATAACCAACGGATGATTCAAACAGCCGCCCGCGTTCGTCTGTTTTCCAGGTAATCCCCGCCAACCCGGATCCGGTTTCAAACTGCCACTCCAACGGAATCAACTGCTGACAGCATGGGCAATGAACGTTATACCTGCGCTGATCGCCCAACAGATAAACAGGTTCAATGTTTGAGTTGTGCTTGGTTTCGGGTGTGGAAATAAAAAACAGCTTCATTTTCGATTCGCTGGAAGCAAATCGCTGCTCGATCATTTCTTCGGTGGATCCAGATTCTTTGGATAAGCCTTTGGCCGCCTCGTAATCATCTATGAATCCAACCTGAACAGTACGCTGGCGCAGTAATTTGTGATTCCCCGCCGATCCTGCAATGATTGAACCACCAGGAAATTCCTTGGCCTGGTTTGTATCTCCGGTGCGCTGATTTTTTTTTCTGAGCGTATTAGGGCCAATCAGCGGGCGTAACCCACACGAGTCAATCATTTCATCAATCCTGCCTGACATTGATTCTTCCGCCAGGTCTATGTGTCCGGTAAGAAATAACACATCAACCGGTTTCTGGTCAATAATCCACCCTAACCCGTTTTCGATCACTCCGGCGGAGGCACCCAACTGAGCGCCCTTCATAAGCGCAATAATCCTGGCGGGTGATTCAGGTGATAAATGATTTACAATCTCTCGAAAATACGGAGTCCGATCATAAGAATAAGGCCCTGGAAATGGAGATTTTTGAGGCATTACCCTGTGTTTTTCCGCCCATTCGGACGGCAGCATGTTTGATAGCTGAACCCGTCCGGAGTTAATTAGGCTTGATATGTGTGCTTGGAGCATGTTAGTTTTGATTTATAAAACGCAAGCAATGGCAGCAGTTGACGCGAATGTTTACTATCGTGCAAATGAATTTATGTTTAAAGTTGGAGTTGTACTTCAACCCGCAAACTGATCGGCATGTTACACCTCCTCCGTTTTGAAAATTGTACTTTGATGTTAAGTGTATTTTTCCCATACTTCAAATTTTAAAATTTCGCAAAGCCAACCGTTTTAATTGATTGGAACGAAAGCCGTTTCGCCAATGCGGTAGTTAGCAGAAATGGCTACTGACCGTCTTCGTTTGACAATTCCACCAACAAGGCATCGGCAGCTTGAATTGAAATCTTTGAAAGATGTTCGTAATTCCAAGTTTGACAATCTCCTTCTTGTGAATGTCTATCCGCCCCTGAAAGTAACCCTTGCATCAAATGAAGTGCAAAGTATTCACGTTTAGTAAGTCCTCCGAACTTTACTTCCCACCCTGTTTTTTGCCCATCTTTCAAGGGTTGATAATCATCTGCACCGTCTCCGCATTTAGTGTACATTGTTGGTGTAATTGGTTGTTTCCCGTTATTCATTTTGTTTACGTTTTAAATTAAAACCCTTGTAAATTGACCGCCACTTCTGCTAACAAGGGTTTGTAGCAATAGGGGCAGAAGTGCAAGTTTTGAGCCTTTTACTTCTATTGGGCTATTGTGCTGTATTCATCAGTAGTGCATCAAATTCCCTACTGCTACAAGCCCTCCAACGTTATGTGCAAGGCTACTGACCGTTTTCAAATCGGAAGTTTGCGAGAAAAAAGCCAAACAAAAACGTTTTGGAAATTGGGTAATCATTAATATCAATTTCAACTTCTTCCAAATAAATATCTTCCAAGTCTTTCACAACTTCACCTTCAATGTGTATTGGCATATCTGAATTTTCGTTTGTCCAAATACATAAATAATCGTTTCCGTTTTTGTTTTTAGCAATAGGTGTTACATAAGCATATTGCTTATAACCACACCCTGCTGTTGATTTATAAAATTTCATTTCGTTTTCAAATTAAAATTTAGTGCTGACAAACCGCCCAGCACATAACAGCGGTTTGTGGTCATTAGCCCGACCACACAAGGCTTTGCTTCGCTAACGAACCACAAGCCGCAAAACGTTATGCTCCATTGCTACGTGACCGCTTCGATTTGACATTTGTGGAAGTTTTTTTAATCTTTTTTTCTCCCACGCTTCCAGTCGTTTTCATTACTGATTTTCTGATGATACAAATTGCATTTTCAAAATTTGAAGTGTCAAAATCAAATCTGTCAAGCGTAAATTTTGAAATACCTAAATCAGGATTTTCAGAGCATAAAGCGGACAAGCTCCCATAATATTTATGAGAGTTGTCTGCTTTGGTTTCTAAGTGAAAGATTTTACGCATTTTCTTCCTCTTTGTCGTTAATTTCTTCGCACCACTCTAAAATGCTTTCTTCTAAGCTGTCAAATGCTTTTTCTTTATAAGCATTTTGAATTTCATCCCATGAAGCATTTTCTGCTTTCATATCAGAAATTTGGTCAATGAACATGCTGTCAGTTGTGTAATGACGGAATGTTTTTTTCTCGCCTTTAAAAGACACTTCGCAGTTGATATTCCAGCCACCACGTCCTTTAAACTCTTGAGCAAAATAAGTTTCGATTTCAAATTGCTCTCCTTTGTAATTTTCGATTGTTGTTGTCATGATTTCTATTTTTTAATTGTTATTTGATGATACAAATATAAGCCACTTATTTGTAACCACCAAACATTTTTACAATTATTTTTCACTTATTTGTAATTTTATTTGTAAAGTGTTGATTTTCAATGTGAATATTTTTAGCCCACCGCACAAAAAAAGATTAAAAAAACAGTGCTTCGATTGAAGTTTAGTGCTAAAAAACCGCAACGAGAGCATAACACACGTTTGGCAAAAGTGGCGTTGCAGTAGTCCGCTCTACATTTACTGCTATATTCAACATCCGTTCTCCGCATTGGCATTTGTGGTAAAAATCGCCACCTTCGCCAAGCGTGGGAACGTTAGCGGCAACCCTAAGAAGCCTTAAACTTTCTTTTAACAGTTGACATTGCTAATCGTCTTTGAAACTCTACCATTGTGATTTTCTCTTTATTCCAAGAGTAATCAAAGTTACTTCTATCCCACCCATCAGGGTCTAAGACTTCATAACCAACTTCTTTAATCCATTCAGCGGACACTTTTTTAATTTCTTTTGACATTTTATTTTGATTTGTGAAGAAGGGCAGCCGCTAACACATTATTGCCGTCATTGGGGTTTTCTTCTTTCAAATCATTTCGTGCCATATCATCATCTATCATCAATCAACTCAACCTATCCCCCTGCCCCCTCACGTTTGAATACTCCTGAACGATATTACTAACCGATTCTTCAGCCAAATCACATCCATCATTCACAGCCTTATTCACGATCTTAATTATTCGACCGCGCATGCTGGCTACCTGCTCACGGGTTAATCCGGATAAACTGGCAAACTCCATAAGCAAATTATCGGCCTCATTCTGAAACGATGAAAGCAGCGATTTACTGAACCTTGCAAACGTACCACGCACCAAATCAACAGGCACAACCTCTCCGGCCATCTTCGCCCGCTTTAATTTTGCAATCTCTAAATCCTCTTCTTTCCTGGCCAGTTCTGTTTCTTTAATTTTCTGATCCAGTTGATTCAACGGACTTACATACTGAAATTCGCCAGGGTCTTTGAAACTCTTTGGCTTTAGCTTATCAACAGGTTTTCCCAATTTCGGCTTGCGCCCTGGAGCCTGAATTACTTTAGTCCTGGCCTTATGCTCCGGCCTTTCAATCGGCTCTGGAATCTCCGTCAACTGGCTCTGCCACTTCTCCATAAACGCAGCGTTCACGTCTATTTTATCATCCACCAGCTCGCCGGATAAAATCACCTTCCCGCGCTTAATGTACTGCGTGAGCCAGTTCTTATCCTTGCCACATAAACGTGCAAAATCTGATCTGCGATGAAGGGCCATTTCTGGAATCGTTGTTATCTTTAGCGTTTGCAAACATACAAAACAGGGTAACAAGTTCCAAATGTGTGTCAACCCCTTGATTTTCGGGGCTTCGCATCTTTTGCACCCCCTCTGAAATTTTCCGGAAGTACCTTGATGGGTGGGGGTGGGTGCCTTTGAGGTGGATAACAAGGTGTTGAGGTTAAAGCGGAGTGATACGCAGTGAATAAATGGCGATAGACGCGCGTCAGGTCGCTCAGGGTTGCGTTACTGTGTGCGGCTGGTGTTATGTATTAGATTGCGATACTGAACGCATCAGAGTGCGCGAAACGAAGCCAACAAGCGTAATTCACGTGTCTAAAATGTCATTTATTTGATTATGAACCATTTGCTTTATATGACCCTGGTCTATCGAATACCAATTACCAAGTAAGTGTTTCGATTCATACTCCAGCCTTATCTTATTCATCCATCTATCCCTTTCAGATTCTTTATAAAAATAAATAAGCATGTAAGGCTTTACGCGCGGATTAAACAACCTTATTTTATTAAACATGGCATTGGCAGCGCCAATACCATCGGCGGTATATATAGCATATTCATTAAACGGCTTTACGCCAATAATAGCTACTATAAACCTGCATTTTTGCTTTGTAATTAAATCGATCATAAAAAAACAATCCATCAATACTATATCAGTTTGAGCCGTGTCGGAAACACTCTGACAAGAATTGATGGATGTTTAAATTTTTCATTCCGAAGTCCGGCTCAATGGACGGGCAAATATAATTTATTTTAAATAAAAAACACAAATAGTATTCAATTATCGCGTGTAACGCCTGAAAGCATTGACTTCTTACATAACAAATCCAGCATTGGCGTATGTTACAAAGCGTGTAACATTTTTGGCATTGATAATCAATGTATTACAAAGAAATGTTACAAGATTATTTTTTTGTAACATGTTTTGTAACATCTCAAATCCCTTACTGGCGTAGGCTTCTAATAATAATAAATAAATAAATGTTACATAATAAAAATAAATAAATATATACGCGACCCTCATAGAGAAATTAAAATAATATTAATATTTTTAAAGATATATATTCGTTTTCAATTCTGTAACATTGATTTTTTGGGCTGAAATCCTTGACTGGCGTATGTTACAGCGATGTTACAGGGTGTTACAGAATTTTAAACGCAGATATAATTATATATATGCGTGTATTATTTTTGTTCATAAAATATAGCATATTGTTATTATATTTTATGTATATAAATATGTATTTTCGTGTATAAATATATGTAAATAATATTTACAATTAATTATAGATATTTTTAATAACTTTAAATATTTTTATGTGGTTTTTATTATTCATTACTAATTAATGTATATTAATGTTTTCAAAAACGTATATCAATGTTTGGCAAAATAATATAAATTTTTAAAGTTTTACGTATCAATGTTTTACATATATTTTTGATATAAATTACTATTTTGTATTTAATATTTAAAATATATCTATACATTTGCGCTGTAAAATTACATACAATGAAAGAAAAAAAAATAAATCACCCACTGCGGATTGATCCATCAGTGATTGCGGCATTGAAAGTTTTAGCCGCCAAAGACAACCGGAAGTTGAATAATTACATTGAGGTTAAGCTGGCTGAAATAGCTGGTGTAACGACCGAAGATGTCGGTATGTTTGCGAACAATCCGGTCCATAAACTCACCCCTGAAATTACTCCGCCACCGCCAGTTACGCATGCTGAAATACCAGTGGATGTATTATATCCGGGTGCGTACCCTGAGCCGTTAAACGATGAACCAGAATACAACGACACCAAACCGGACGCGTCCTATTCAGGCGTAATTGAAATTGAACCATATTTGCAAAAATGGAATATCCGTGGTCGTGAGATATTTGGATTGCATCCAGACCAGGTTAATACAATGGTCCAGCAAGGATTTCTCACTCAAATTGAAGCAGACCATTACCGGATGGGTTATGAGCGTGGATTTTCAGGCATGGGTTCTCTGATTAGAAACCATGAATTTCAAATGCCTTTAAAATACCCGTATGACAAACCCGCTGAATTTTCAACACAACCCGCGCAGGACGGCCTCCTGTAATTTATAATCTCCCAAACAATGTATATTGATGGAAAAATCCTGGAGTATCCGCAGGCTAAACGGATAACGAAAAACAACGGTGAGCCGATGGATATTCAGCTCATGATTTTGGAAACATTTGACACATACCCTCGGAAGGTGGCAATTCAGTTTATTGATAAGAAAATTGAATTGCTCAATCAGGTGAATTATAACCCTGTTCGGGTTCATATTAACCCAGAATCGCGCAATTCAGGCGAAAACTGGTTTACATCTCTGAATGGCTGGAAGGTTGAACCGATGCCTATGGCCGCTCAGGCTGGAGCACCTCAGAATGCAGCACCTGCTCCGGCGGCGACTCCGGTTCATCCTGCTGCCGCCCCGGTACAACCACAGTACAAAATCGGCGATGTTGTTAATGGCTATATCCTAACCGTTCAGGGATGGTCCCCGGCTCAGAATATTCCGCAGCCGATTACAAATTCTCCGCAGCCGATTACGCAGACTCCAACCACTCCCCCACCGCCACCTGCACATCCAGCACCGCAGGTTCAGCAGCCCGCGCCATCATGGGGAGCTCCACCCGCCGCCCCGGCTCCCGCGCCAACACCCGTACAGCAATGGGCGGCACCTGCCGCTGCGCCTCCACCAGCAAACCCATCTGGAGGTATGTTTGACGCGAATGGGAATATAATTGCCGACCCAAGGGAGTTGTTTTAATCGCGTAAATGGAATTATTTTCCAATGAAAACGAATCCGGCAGCGTAAATGTTGCCGGATTTATTCCGCCTAAAAACATCATGTTAAACTCGTTTTACCTCACCGCAAAAGGAATTTTAATGTTGGCCATGAATTACGTGGTTTATAACGGCGAAGTGTGCGTTATGTGCCGCGTTGATGCTGTGGATGGCGTTCGTCCGTTGGCCGCACACGGACTACCTGTTTTCGTGAACATTGAATCGGGATTATTTTCTCAAATGATCACACAGGGGCGCGCTGAAAAATTACACGGAGTGGGGAACGAGTTAATTTAAAACCAAAACTAATGAAAACATTCAACCGTCTATGCGTTACCGATCCGCAAGCCTATGAACGCATCGGTCCGATGCTTGAAGATTTTGTTTGCAATGGAACACCGGTCAGGGAATTATCGGAAAAATATAATTTAGGCGTGTTCATCGTAGAACGCGCAGTTAAAGAGTATTTAGGAGACCCTAAGAATCCGTTTTACGTTTCATTGATTGCAGATCAGGTTATCCCGTTTCAGATGATTCCAGGCAGGATTGTTTATTCTGGATTTGATTTTAATTCTCCGGAGTCTGACGTATCCAATAACCGCTAACCAACAACAACATGAGCGCAAAAAACAACAACCAACTAAGGGATTTTCACAACAACCATTACCGGAATAAAGACTCGTTAAAATGGGAACAGTTGTCAGTCAAACAGCGCGATGCGCTGGAGCAAACTCAGGAATATTTCACGTACAGTTTAAATCTGGCATTCAATCAGTTTCGCATCGCTGCGATGATGGAGGTTGAAAAATTAATTGTAGCGATTAAGAAATTAACTGGTGAATAATTTTACAGGAAATTATCCGGAAAATTTATTCAATAAAATCATCCAACACCGATATGAACGCCAGGTAAATTAACACCGCAAAAAACACGATTACAATTATTTGTCCGAAAGTGTTTATTTCCATAACTGTGTGTTTATTTCATTACCGCGCGCCCGCTATCCTATTCTATAACCTCAATAGGAATCCCTACACCCCTGGATGTTACCGCACCAAATCTGATTGTGTTGTAACTCACCGACCCTGGTATCCGTTGTAAAATCTTCGCGTGATTCTCTCCGCTCCAAGGCGTGTTTCTGAGTATTTTCCTGATGCCTTCGTGCTGCGATGCGATGATTATTTTCGCATCGTATAAACCAGAAACGGCGCGGTGAATTTTAAAGCCCCAACGATTCAATGTTGTTTCAGCCGATGCCGCTGAAATTCCAAACTCAGAATTTTCAACCAGATCATAACGTCCCGAAGAAATGACACACAGTTCAGCGATGCTGCGCTCAACCTTTGTGTTAATGTCAGTTTCAACCATTACGATTGATTCAAGCAGTTTTGAAATCAATCGGCGCTCGTCCTTACTGGAATCCAACTCACGTTCTTCATGCCAGTCTTTTTCAGAAATCCACCTCAACGCCTCATCGTATGTAACCAGCCCATCATATTCGAGTGATACAGCACCGGCCAGCAGCGGACCCAACTGATCACCGTGGCGCTGGCCTCCAAGAAACGCCACGGCTGCCTTAGAAAATGTTTCGGCGTTTTTTAAAATCGTTGGAAGCATGGTAATGGTTCTGGAATGCAAACCCCTCACAAAATCAGCGTCAACCGTTTGGGTATATATCCGGCTTAATGTTTCAAAACGGGTTTTCCTGGTAGCCTCATCTGGAGCTTTCAGGCTTAAAACAGTAACCCTTGAACGGTCTGATTGCTGCTCTAGGTGCATGCCGATTGACCCGAATAACACACAGGTTCTAACGCGCGATGCCGATACGCCGCCACCACCAGAAACACCCTTAACTACCAGGGCCTCATTTTCTGAGCTGGCAGCGCGGGCCAACTCCAAAATTGATTTAATCCTGCCTTGCGATCCGACTGATTCCGCTTCTGCCTCGTCAAATATTATCGGCATGGCATCATGTCTGAGCAGCCCACGGATACCTGGCTCAGTTGTGGCTCCTTCGATCATGTACCCGGCATCACCAATTAATTCTTTGACAAATTTTAAAATCCATGATTTACCAGTGCCTGCACCTCCGGTTAACCAGGCGTGTGGTCTCCATTTTAACGCGCCGCAAACCGGAGCGATCACACACCAGCCAGCCAGCAGGTAGGCGTTAACGGGACGTTCCCAGTTCATCAGGTTTGTAATTTCTAAAACGCGGCCAGCGTTTGACACATGCAGCGGTTCAGTTATGGATATTCCAAGCGGTAGGCCCTGTTCATAGATATATTTTGATTTTAAGTTGTGAAGATCAACGCGGTGGCCGTCAACGATTAAACTATCTCCAACGTGCAGTACTGTTTTACCCTGATCCGTCCATGCTCCACGTCCACGGATTCGAGATTCTGAAAATATACCGGCATTGATGGATCCGTTTATCAGATATTCTGAAACCTGATCCATGAATTTTTTACCGCTTCCGAATATATCCTCCCACCAGTTTAATGGTGCCAGCGATAGGATGTTTTGTTTTGTGATTGATGAATTACTCAGTGATATTACCGTTTTGGAAAGGCCCGAATAAAAACAATACTTCAGATATTCACCGTCCTTTTTAAAACCAAGGAAAGTAAACGGCGGTTTTTCGTGTGGCATGCCAGGAGCCACGTATGGAGAAACTGGCGGCACCACAGGCGGCGGCGGCGCGTCTTGAAATGGTACAGTGCATGTGTTTAATTTGATAAACTGATTTAGCTCGTCAGTCCCCCATGATTTATCTGCTATGTCCCAGCCGCATGGTGTACCCCTGAGCGGTGTAACCCACTGAATAGTTTTAGCGATTGGTTTTAAATGCTCGTATAATTCGAGCATGCAGCGTATTCCAGGCTGTTTTTCCGTTGGCATAACCTGACCTGCCAGCGGATGATTTTTCCCGTATGTGTGGGAAAAATCGTTGTCGGGAAGCAGTAGTACATCCCGACCGGTTAAGTAAGACCAGTCGGTTTTTAAAACTGCCTCAACTCCACCGTGCCATGAGATGACTGGCTGCTGTAAATTGGCCACCCCAGCATTGCATGTTTTTTCGCCCTCAACGATTAAAACCGGATCGTTTGGATACTTAGCCAGGGACATAGCGTTATAAATCGGCCTGTGATCTCCCATGCCGGCCCATCGCCATAAGCCAGGAAACCTGAATGTAAGGGGACGTACCTGTTTTTTTCCTTTTTTATCAGCATACCTGACCGAATAACACATCAGGGTTCCATTAATGTCAGTGAATGGGTATTGTTCGATAAACGCAGCCATGTCATCCCTGTCAAACGGCGGGGGCGGTGCGTTTTTCGGAACGGGGTATATCGGCCCTGGATCATCGAATTCAGGTACTTGAAATGCGCTGGTTGGTTTTATTGGAACTGGTGGGATCAGCTGGTAGTTTCCAGTTAAATATTGGGTCTTACCAGTTAAAACTCCCACAGCATCATTAAAACTCACACGCTGATAGTTTTCGATAAAATGAATAATGTCGCCTCCGATTCCGCAGCCGAAACACTTGAAAAATTGACTGGCTCTGTTTACCTTGAAACTCTCTGTTCTCTCATCGTGAAACGGGCATTTTGCCACATGATCCGCACCCTGTTTTTTCAGCGGAACGAATTGATTGATATAATCAACGATGTCGTAATTTGATTTAAGCCGCTGAATTTCGTCGTGGGAGAGCATGAAAATGGGTTAGGTGTGAGGTTATAAGTCGCAGGTGTCAATGATTATAACAACCCAAATAAATACTAAAAATGCCCTGATCATACCATTCCAATCAGCCGGATTTAACGATGCCAAAAGGAATGAAAACATCAGATAAACCATCGCGCAAAACACAAGGGCTGTAATTATTTTCTTTTTCATTTTATTTGGTGGTCATGGTTTTGTCAGTTTTCGTATTTTGATTCCCGTCCGGTATCATTGCCAATTGGATTATTAAATCCATACTTTAGAGCAGTTTCCTTAAATACTGGAAGTCCATACATTGGGTAATCATCAAAATCTTCAAGACCTTCTTCTAAAATCCAGTTCCACATTTTCACGACAATTGCCATCATTTCAGCAGAAATGCTCCTCTGATCTAATGCTTTTTCAAATCCAAAAGCAACATCCTTTTTTAATTGAATCAAAATGTTGTCTTTCGTAAATTCAATGTGTTTGTGTTTTCCGACATATTCATCTTTGAGAGTTATTCCAAAGTCGGCTAATTCATTTTCTGGAATAAACTGCATTAATCTTCCCAAATCGCTGCCGTCAATTGTTTCTGATTTGTAATTCTCTTTTACTTGTTGTAGTGTTTTCATGATTTCAATTCAATTAATCCCCAGCCGTCCGTCCGCTCGGCTGGTAGCGGGTTTAATTATTATTCATGTTTACATGAGGTTCCCATGAAACTTTTATACAGTTGTTTGGCTTTCGGTAGCACTGGAATTTAAGTTTTATAAAATCCTTTTGAAGTCTTTCAATAAAATCTTCATTTACAGGCCCAATTGTGCAATGGAAATTATGACCTCTTGCTGCGGACACAACTTGATTTTGAACTAATAAAAATTCAATCCAATATGCAGTCTTAAAAGGATTGCATGTGAATTTTCTTAATTTTTTGGCGTTCATTGTTTTTCAGTTAACGGTAAATATTTTATTTCTGCATCTCTTTTTTCAGCTTCACCATCCGATTCATCAGGCAAAACATTAATCTCAGGCGCGTCTTTCGGCGCGTTTTTATCCTGTTGTAATTTCAGATTATTCGAGTGAAAAACGTGTTTAACGATTTGTTCAAATAATCGCGGAATTGCAGCCTGAACTACTTCTGTTGAAATCATTCCGCAAAGGTGTAGGTGGAATAGTTCAGTGCGAATAACTTCAAAATGTTTCATTCGATTTAAGTCATATTTTAAATAGAATTTATCACACTGAGCGGCCAGTGATGGATAGTCAGGTGTGAATTTTAATTCAAAGTTGAATGTTTGTTTTGGTTTCATGGGTGGTGAGTTTATTATGTGTGTATGATTATGGTCGCGGCTCATAAATTCAACCTATGCTGTGTCAATATCCCCACAGCCTGTTGAGGTGTTTTAGCCATTCCAGCGATGCCGCCAAACGCTAAAACGGTATTCATCCATGTGATCTGATCGGGCGTTAAACGGCTGCCGGATTTCACTTCAATGGAAGCAAATACAGCTATTGTTTTGCCAACCATGTCCGGAGTAATTACAACGGGCATCCAACCTATCTGATCGGCTGAACCCTTCATTAATCCGGCGTGTAAGATACGCGGGTTTTGAATGTGAACCGACCCGTCTGACAATCGGGTGGCCTGCCCTGTGTAACCGGTTCCAACGTTGTTTCTAAACAGCCGCGCTCCAACTTGGGACGCTGCCATAGTTATGAGTTTTTCGAGGTCTGATTCTTTCATTTTGAGAGGTCGGATTATTACATTTTATCGTATTATCAAATCAAATATTCATCATTTCCATCTTCCGAAAACAAATTAAACTCAGGCACAACCAGCGGCGCGCGCTCCTGATTTAACTTACTCTGCCTGTGTTTATACATAAACGCGGCCCATCCTGGTTTGTAATTCCTGGCCGCAGCTATGGCCAGAAAATCTTCCAATGTGCGGGCGCGTCCAATTTCCATCCTGCGCTCTTTGCGCAGTAAGTCCTTCATTTCGGAGGTTATTTCCACCAGTTCACCGTCAACCTGTTTTATTTCCTGTGATTTAACGGTGTAAACATGTCCGCAAACTGTGGGATAAATATTCGGGCAAAACGGAGCAGGTGGGTGAACGTAATAACATTTCGGGCATTGAACTACGTTTATTTTTTCACCACTGGCAGCCAGTGATTTGCGGCTGTTTTTCGTTTTTCCGTTTAAACTCCACGTCCTAATTTCATCCGGTAATCCATGTGCCAGCACGTTGCCCACGTGGTCCAAAATGTACGCAAACGGCTTGGGGCCTAATTCGATAGCCCTGAGCCTTCCCGCGTCCGTGTCCAAGGGCATCAAATTCGCATACACAGGCCTGAGCACCCTTCCGATTTGCTGAATAAACAAACCCAACGATGCAGTGGGCCTGAGCAGGATTCCACAAACCACATTCGGCAGGTCTGTTCCTTCAGAAACCAAATCACAGGTCGTTAAAACTTGATAGCGTCCGTTTTCCAGTCCGTCAAATCGTTCAGAGCGCGTTAAATCATCCATTTTGCCGTCAACGTGAGCCGTTCGGTATCCGGCAGCGGAAAACGCCTCAGAAACGTGAATTGAGTGATCTATTGAAACGCAAAACACAATGCAGGGCTGACCAGCGCAAACTCGCGTGTAATGATCCACAGCATCACCTGTAATGGTTGGTTTATCAATCTTGGATAGAACCTGATTTCGGTCATAATCTCCGGCAACGATGTCAACGTCTGATAAATCAACGCGGTTTCCAGGGCAAAACACGCGAGCACGGGTTAAATATCCCATGTCCATCAGTTCACCGGTCTGGGGGCCTTCAATTAACTGTTCAAAGTACCCGCCAGCGTCAACGCCCAATCCCGCCCCATCGCTGCGCACTGGCGTAGCTGTAACACCTAATTTGTAAGCGTTTGGAAAATTATCCATGATTTTACCCCAAGTATTTTTGCGCGTACAATGGTGCGCCTCGTCTATGATAATTAAATCAGGTGGCCGTAACTTTCCGATCCTGTTTACAACGGTTTGAACGCTGGCCACCTGAATTAACTCCTGTGGCGCAGGTGTGTAATTCGGGTTAATCATACCAAACCGCATACCTAATTTGCGAAGTGAATTTCCCGCCTGCCTGAGTAGTTCAATTCTGTGAACTAAAATCCAGACTGAATTGCCACGATGCGAGGATCCTGCAGCGATGTCTGAAAAAATGGCGGTATTGTGAGTTACCGTGAAATCTCCTAATAAAAAAAGTCGATCATTCCCTGAAATTTCAAACCCAAAGTATTCTCCTACCCCCTTTTTCTTTACAGTTATTCCTGTAACAAGATGATTTTTTTTCTGTAATCTTTTTGCAGCTTTTTTTCTTTCAATTTTACATGGAATTTCGCATATATCACCAACAATAGAAACGCTATAATAAACTCCCGCAACTCCGTTATTATAACATTTTTTAATTCTTTTTGATTTATAACAAGCAAATCCAAGAGATCGAGATACAAAAATTATATCATCAATAAGTCTTTCGTTTTTTTGTATTATATCGAATCCTTTCATTGAATAATACCCATCAGTATCAATTATTCCAGCCAATAATTTAAGTCTATTTTCTCTTGAAGAAGTTTTATAATCGTGCGGTATGTGCTTGTTTTTTATTAGTCCGTATTTTTTAAATTTATTCATTAAAAAACTACCCCCTCTACCTCTATGAATTTTATCTTTTAAATGAAGTATTGAACTTTTTTCTGTATTAAACTCTCTCCTTATTAAACAATCGTTTAATAAGGCAAAATCATAGATATATCTCTCTATTTCAAAATCTCCTGTTGTAATTGCCATTGAATCACTAGATCCATCTCCAAGCCAAACTCCCAAAAAATATGAATCAATTAATAATTCATTTTTATTGTTTTCAAAATCAACGCCCACTCTCCATCCTTTGTGAATGTGTTTAAATGTCTTTGATTTTGACAAATAATCCAGTACCGAAATGTTTGTAATATTTCCGCCTTTTTTATCTGAAGGATAAATTGGGTTTGACGATGTATATGTTTGCTTTAAACTTAAAATATGGCTTTCGTTTACTGTATATGAATCTCCTTTGATTGGGATTATATCATACAACATTTCAATTCCAGAGCACACAGACTCAACTGTTCTGGGTTTACTATCTGGACCCATTAATAAATCGCCAACAACAACTTTTTCAACCGGCTTAATGGTTCCATCAAACATTAATACAGGAGTTCCACGCCCCAGGCATTTACCCCCGCCTGTTGGAAGAGCAGCCAGTACGTGTTTTGTGCCCTGCATAAATGCGGAACGTACACGTGTTTTAATGTCCTGCTGATATGGGCGGAGGGTGAGCACGGATGAATTATTTAACATCAGTTTCCTGCTTTTCCAGCATATCCAACGCTGCGATAATTTTCTTATATTTTATCAGTGTTGGAGGTTCTTTGTCGCGCCACCAGTAAATAGTTGAAATAGGAACGCCGGATGCTTTACTGAGAGTTGACATGGTAATTCCTATTTTTTCGCAGCGTTTTAAAATTGATTCAAAAACGGAGCCTGGTCTGATTTTTTCGTTCATGGTTTCGGAGTGGTTCTGAGTGGTTCAGATTTCAGCGTGTTAAAATCCAACAACAGCATTAATTATCTTATTCACCTGTGAATTGAAGTGAATTAAATTGCCGCGTAAAATATTTACTTCTTTTTCAACGGAATTACGCGAAATCCGCTTAATCCATATAGGCATAGACGCGATTTCAGGGCAGTAAGAAACAAAATCAACGTATTGAATATTCTCTGAACATATAAACGGAGAAATTACCTGTGTGAAATAATTGTCGGGTATTTTATTTTCATAAATATATCCGATATGCGTTTCCGGTCTGGGTGATTTAATTTCCAAAACTGCAATGATATTTCCAAATGAATCATGGATTAATCCATCCGGCGACATTCCAAAGTATTCAGCCATGTTATCCGGCTGAATAAACCCGGCGTGTGAAATTATTGAACCAGTCGAGGAGGTATATTCGGCCACGGCCATCGGTTCACGTTCAACTCCGCGTTCCATATCTTCTGACTTGAAATCCGGTTTTTCAATCTGCTGGCCTGTGATGCGTTCCTTTGCAATTTTATAAGCCCATTTCATGTGATTTCGGCCAGAAATTTCATCCAGCATCGTTCCGGTTACTTTGCCTAATCGAATTTGAAACCAGGCTTCGGAGCGTTGGGGGAAGGTGTGGAGGATCATACCATATACGCCCCTCCATTCGGCATATTAACAGGCAATTTAACCTTCAATTCATTTTTCAACGCGCTCACATCAGCGTTAACGCGAACTGTAACTGGCAGCCCCATAAACACAGTTTCTAATTCTGATCTGGTGCGGCAGGCGCGTAATTTTTTCAGCGCATCAGAAATTCCTGAACCGTCCACCGAAGCAGAAACATCAGGCACTCCAAACCAATCCGAAGCCTGCGAAAACCCGTCTTTTATTGAATTGAAAATTGAGAATAATTCACCGAGTTGGTCTGGCAAAATGGAATCAACCTTCGCGTTTATTCGAGCCTCAATGTGAGAAACTGAAATCCCTATTTTGGAAAAATCATTCACCATGTGTTTGATCTTATCGGCCAGCGGCATGTCTGAATTTCCTAAAATCGCTGCTTCGCAAATTCCCAGAGCGTACTGCTCCAAATCCCGGTCAATTACGGCCAGTATGCAAGCGCGAACGCGGCGGCCTCCCTGGTTGGCTGTCATTTCATAAATATCGCGCGGGTCGGTCAGTCTTGTAACACCGGATTTTGTGTGCCGCTCATGTTTTACGGTGAAATTCATAACCCTTTCTGTGTTTGTTTCCAAATCCCAGGCGTAAGCCTGCATTTCTGAAATTCCTGTCCGCTGCGATAATTCACGAATGCCGTATTGTATGTTCCCGTAACACCTGGCCAACTCTTCAGCTAACCGGATAGACGGCCCCGAAATCGTTTGCCCCCCACGCGGGTAGGCATAAGTGGCAATTTTGGCAAATGACGGGCGGCTGCATGCGGTTTTTATCCGCTCCAAAGCCTCAGCCATTGACCTGGGATAAGCCTTGGCAACTTGAATTTTACCCAGGGCCTCAGCAACGGCGCGGGACTGTTCAACGGCGACTGTTCCGGCGTTTGCGTGCTCAGGTAGCGGTGAAATTGCAGCAGGGGCGGTGGGGGCCGATGGAGCGGGAGGTGGGGGTGGTATGATGTTCTGGTTCATGTGCGTTATTTTAATCCTGTTTATTCCATCTCATCAATATGTCCACGAATAACGCCTCCTAAGCGTTTAACTTCGCGCATGGCAGCTGCGCGTTCGTCCTTTAGGTACCAACTGTAAACAGTGGTCGCAAACATTGAAATTCCCAGCATGATGCCGTGAAAATCGGCATCCATACACTGCTCGATAAATGCACCAAGCAGGTACAGTGAGATTAATAAACTGAGTAGTTTGTTCATGTTGTTGTGATTTAGCGGGTTTATTAGCGTGGTTTAAAAAGTGGGAGGGCCGGGCGCAAACCCGTAGGAAACATTAAACCTAACCTTAACTTACCCTCCCAAATAATCAGCGTTTCATTGATCGGAATATGCCCAGCCAACCTGGTTTATCATAACGCGTCTGATCTGTTTCAAAACGCTTGCAAACAGCGTCAATTCCCATGTTAAAAAATACCTTAAATTCAAGTGTTGATTCCAGCCACGTAATTGATGCACGGCGAAATTGAGCCAGTTGATCAATTGTGTTTATTTCAGGAGTTTTCTGTGATTCGTGGTGCGCAGGCGGTTCAGGTCGCTGATCTGTTTGCTGCGCTGGCGCCGTAACCGGCTGCAATGTTCCTGCCGGGATCGTTGCAGGAATACCCTGATATGGAACCTGAACGGGTTGTATAGTTCCTGCTGGAATGATTTGCTGTTCTGGCTCCGGTAAATTCGATGGAACAAATACCGGCGTATGAATTTCCACCACGCGACCGTCCATGTTGAAGTCGTATTCCTGCGGCGGCGCAGGCGGAAGTGGTTCAGAATCATCCTGTTTCGCCGCAGTTTGTGCGGCTTTCCACGCACGAAATTCAGCAAGTTCAGCCTCATGAGCGACTAATCTCCGTTCGCGCTCCTCTAATTCACGTTGTTTCTGTAATTCAGCTTCCCGGTCAGCGGCAACGCGCTGCTGCTCCTGATGCCCCTGAGAAACCCACAGGTTTAACTGAGCCTCGTCAGCATCGTCAATCAAATCAAACATGATCCGGTTAAATCCGGAAACGTAAAACTGCCCGGCCAGCACCCATCCGGCGGATTCGAGCAAATTAACTCTGCGTAGGTGTTCGGCTTCGGCCTCCTTTTGGATCCTGATTGATTCGGCGTTGACCTTACTTTCAACTGAAATTCGCGATTGTGCTGCTTCGGCAATAAGCCCGTCAACGTGGTCTTTTGCCTCTGAAAGCAACGCCCTGACAGGTTCAAATAGTTTAACCCTTGCTTTATCCGCTCCGGTTTCAAATTTCTTAATCCTGGCCACCAAATCAATGGCGCGTTCCAGTGATGCTTTGTCGGTTATTTGAATAACCGCAGCTTCCTGTTTTAAATCGTTCAACATCACCTGTAACGGTGATAATTTAACGAGTGCTTTTTCTTTAGTGTCCGTGGGAAGTACCGGTTCGGTAAATGTGATTAGAGTTTCCTCCGGTTCTACCGCGAATGATTTTATTCGTTTTGCCATTGTTTGGGAGTTTATTGCGTGGTTTATTATTTTACGGCATCCTGTTTAATTCAGTTTCGGTGTTACATTTTAATTCAGCGTAGCAAGCCGAAGATCCTCAGCATACTGGTAATAATAAGCGTTTTCTGCCAGTATTTTTTCAGCGCAAGTTTTACAAATCTGCCCACGGGCTGATAATTCGCGCACTTTGGCAGATTTAACCAACAGTTCAGCCTTATTGGCTGCGATTTGTTTGAGGTCTTTGAGGTTTAGCATGTTTTAGTTGTTGTTTAGCGAAGACAAACGTATGTATTTTTCGGAATACGGAAAACACGAAGCCGGAAAATAATTTACAGTTCATTGATTTTCAGCCTAATAATTTTCGGACTACCGAATCAGCATCATAGTTTACCGAATCAGCGTTACCGATCCGATTCTCACCTCCGGCAGCCCACCACGGTAATACGCGGCCTTGAATGTATATACGTCTATGGGGGCATCTGATCCGTCCGGCAGCGTTCCATTCCATCCGGATACCGACCCAGACCAGACCAGGCCACCCCAGCGGGAGTAAACCTCCACTGATTGAATTTTAATCAGCCCGGCGTACTTCGGAAACCAAACATCGTTTAGATTATCCCCGTTCGGGGTGAATGACACCGGAAAATTAATCACAGCGCAATACTGAGCGTTCAAATAAACTGTTCG